TCACTGAAAAAGCGGATGGAGTAAGACAATTGTTTTACATTTCAAATAATGGAAAAATTTATTTCTTAGATATTAATCTTGGTGTCAAATTCATTGGGTGTATTACAAAAAATAAAAAACTTTTTGAAACTATTATTGATGGTGAATATGTCCCGTATGATAAAGCAGGCAATCATATTAATTTATACCTTATGTTTGATATTTATTACTTAACTGGTGAAGATTTAATGAAATTAAATTTTTACAATATAAATTCTAGTCCAAAAGGTTGTAGATTTGATAAATTAAAAGCTGTATATACAAATCTTATAGATGAAAAGAAAATGGAAAATATAATAAAAGGAAAACCACTCCCCATTAATATTAGATTAAAAGAATTCATGGATAATAGAGAATCTACTATTTATTCAGAATGTCAACAACTATTAGAAAAAATAAATAACAGTTATTATGAATATGAAGTTGATGGAATTATATTTACTCCAATTGATAAAAATTTAGTTTCTGGAACATGGGAACATTCATTTAAATGGAAACCAGCTCATCATAATACTATCGACTTTCTAATAAGTACGACGAAAGATAAAGATGAAAAAAAAGATAAAATTTTTACCAAATTTGTAGAAGGAACTAATTCTACTTCGGTAAATGAACTTCAACAGTATAAAGAAATAACATTAAGAGTAGGATTTTCACAAAGAAATCACGGATTTTTAAATCCAATACAAACTATGATTACGGGTGAAATACCAAAAAAAACTTATAACTATAAAAATTATTATCCGGTTCCTTTCTATCCTTATACAAATAATATATCAAAAGATAGTGAATGGCATATAGCAAATGTTCCTTTAAAAAAAGTTGGAAATAAATTATTAATGGTTGCCGAAGATGGCAATGTATTTGATGATGATTCTATTGTTGAATTCAAATATAATAAAGACTTTGATGCGCCTAGTAGTTGGAAATGGAGTGCCATTAAGGTTAGATATGATAAAACGTTTGCGTATAGAAAAGGACAGCCTAATTTTGGAAACGATTATAAAACAGCCAATAGTGTATGGAAATCAATCCATAATCCTGTTACAGAAGAAATGCTTTCAGGAGAAATTACTGTTGACGATGGTATTGAAGATGATGATGTTTACTATCGCAAACACGATTCAATCACTAAAACAAAATCATTTAGAAATTTCCATAACAGATATGTCAAACATAATTTGATTAAACGTGTAAGTAATCCAGGTGATACATTAATAGACCTTGCTGTGGGTAAGGCAGGTGATTTATCAAAATGGATTGATTCTAGATTATCCACTGTAATTGGTATAGATTATTCCAGAGATAATATTGAAAATCAAGTAGATGGTGCTGCTAGTAGATATTTGAGTGAAAAACAACAAGGTAGAAAAATTATTCCGGATTGTATGTTTTTAAAAGGTGATTCAAGTAAAAATATTAAAAATGGCGAAGCTTTTTCAGACGATAAAAATAAAGCTATTATGAAAACAATTTATGGATTAGGAACAAAGGATAAAAGTCAAATCGGAAAAGGATTATTTAACGTTCATGGAAAAGGTAGAGATGGATTTAATATTGTATCGGTTCAATTTGCTGCACACTATTTCTTTGAAGATTTGGATAAATTAAATAATTTTGTAAAAAATGTTTCTGAAAATTGTGCTGTAAAAGGACACTTTATTGGAACTTGTTTTGATGGTAAAAAATTATTCGATAAATTAAAACTTTTGAAAGAAAACGAAACTTATTATCAAAAAAATAAAAACGGTGATGTTATTTGGAGTGCTAAAAAGAAATATTCACAAGAAAATTTCAATGATGATGAAACTAGTTTAGGAATGCCTGTAGAAATATTTCAAGAATCAATTAATAAAAAACATACAGAATTCTTGGTTAATTTCACTTATTTCGAAAGAATTATGAATAATTACGGATTTACCAAATGCAATAAAGATGAACTAAAAAGTTTTCGTTTTGATAATTCTATTGGTTCATTTCAAGAATTATTTATGGATATGAAAACCGAAATTGAAAGAGAAGATGGAGGCATAAAAGAATCATGGGTTGGCGATGCTATGAAATTAACGGACGCTGAGAAGAATGTATCCTTTTTAAATAATTATTTTATATTTAAAAAAAGAGAAAATCTAACTACCAATGTAGAAATAAAAACATCAAATAAACAACAAGAACTTATAACCAAAGAACAAGAAGAACTTTTTGAAAAGGTTGAAAAAACCATGAAAAAACCTAAAACACAGGTTAAAAAATTCAAAAAGAAAATTAAATTACCTTCGTAAAACATTTAAAAGATAATTAATATATTTATTTAAATGTTATATTTTCTGTTGCATCAAATCAAATACAATATTAGGCCTAAAAATTTATCTGTAAAAATAGAATTAATAGACCCAAATAATAATAAGCCCGATAGTTTTGTAAGTAAAAGTTTATCAAAATATCTTAATATTACAAAACATAATATTAGTAAATGTTCGTCTGAATGGGACACATTTAAAAAATATACAAATCCGTATGAATTTATACATACAACTTTACCTTATACTAATACATCTATAAGTAAATATAAACCTATCTCAAGAGCTTTTTTTAAAATTACTGAAGTATATAACACGTTTAATTTAATCAATTATGATTTTCCTATTAAAACATTTCATCTTGCTGAGGGACCAGGTGGTTTCATTGAAGCTACCGCGAAACTACGCAATAATAAAAAAGATACTTATACTGGCATGACATTACTCAATAAACAAGATAATAACATACCGGGATGGAAAAAAAGTGAAAAATTTTTAAAAAAATATGAAAATGTAAAATTAGAATATGGTCTTACAAAAGATGGCGATTTATGCAATGAAAATAACTTTAAATATTGTTGTGAAAAATATAAAAATAATCAAGAAGTTATTACTGCTGACGGAGGTTTTGATTTTTCTATTGATTTTAATAATCAAGAAAGAATGGCTGTTAAATTAATTTTCGTTCAAGTCGCTTATGCTATTGCTATGCAAAAGTATAACGGTTCATTTATTTTAAAAATGTATGACCTATTTTTAAAACCTTCTATTGATATAATACATATACTATGTATTTTCTATCACAATGTTTATATTACAAAACCCAATACAAGTCGTTATGCTAATTCTGAAAAATATATTGTTTGCACTAAATTTAGATTTAAAGATGCAACATTTATTACTAATAAACTACACGACATTATAAAAGTATTAAATAATATAAATATAAATACATATAAAATCACCAATATTTTAAATATTCCTCTAAGTCTCTATTTGAAAAATCAACTGGAAGAAATCAATTCTATTTTCGGTCAACAACAAATAGAAAATATTTCTAATACATTCAAAATCATCTATAATAATGATAAAAGAAAAGAAAAACTTGAAAATATTAAAAGCCAAAACATTGGTAAATGTATTAACTGGTGTATTCAAAACAAAATAGAACATAATAAGATAAACAATACTTGTACTAATATATTTAAACCGTAATATATAATCAAAAAATTTTTAACACCGATTAGTGCAATTGACATTGAATTTTTTTCTGTGTCATATATCCCATAAACTCGTCCATTATATTTTTCAAAAATCTTTGTTTTTGTTTTTTTATACACTTTTCGGTCTCTCGTTTGATATTTTTTAAATGCCATACTTTCAGGTTTGTAACGTATGGAACTAATTTGTGTTCCCTGAAAAATATTCTATGTATCATTTCCATCAAATATCCACCTTCTAACAATTTGATATTATCTTGAACGTTATTCTCAAAATAATACCAAATATAATATGGAAATATAAAACACATACCATGATTATCATACTCTTGTAAATTAGCACCATAATACATATATTCTAATGTATTCTCAATTTTTATGTTATATTGTTTCATTAAGCTGGATATAACGGTAAAATCTTTCCCTTCATTTAAATCCCATTCTATTTTCTTATCTGTTCCTTCTTTTTTATATATATAATAATCTATCTCACCAGAACCTTCTCCGTGGGAATTAATGAAATAACAACGACCATTATTTATAATCGCACAGGTGGAATGCGTGACATACATTGGATCCCAAAACAAGTAATTTTCACATTCAAATATGATAAATACTTTTTTGTAGGTTTTTAAAATTGATTTCACAGTTTCTTGATAACAAATGTGATCTTCTCCAAAGTAATAACAAGGAAGGTTTGTTGAAAAATTTTTTATCTTCCCTTCCTTTAAACTTTTTATACATTGCATAAAATCAAGCTTCGCAATTATTAATTGAAAGTCGCTTTGAGAGAATTCTTGCCTTTTTTGATTGTATATGGCTTGTAAAGATTTATTTCCAATATAAATTGGAGAATTAAAGCCATTCTGCTTGGCTTTTTTCAGTAGATATGGTATTGTGTTATTGCGGTGCTTGTAGTTTTCCATCTTTGTAAATTAATTTAATTACTTTTTATTAAATTAATTCAATTAATAGCCTCCACCAGTATTGGTATTCGTATTCGTATTCGTATTCGTAGTTGTTCCCGTTGTTGTTTCTGTAGTTGTTCCTGTTGTTGTTTCTGTAGTTGTTCCTGTTGTTGTTTCTGTAGTTGTTCCTGTTGTTGTTTCTGTAGTTGTTCCTGTTGTTGTTCCTGTTGTAGTTGTATTTGTATTTTGATTTATTGGTTGAAACGCAATTCCCAATGGCTCAACTGTTGTAAATGAACTTAAAACTTCTAATAATGTTCTTCCTTGAATATCTACACCTTTTACTGATAAATTATATGTTTCATAATTTTCTACATTAAATATTGTGGCATATCCTGATAATATATCAATATGTGGTCCATTATTTATAGAATAAGTCCAATATGATACATTTTGAAATCCTACTACTACTTTTATTGTTTTATTCATTACCTTTATTTCCTCAATATTTATAATTGGTTCGCCGGTCACTAATTCTTCGTTTCTAACAGTAGATGTTAAATATACATCTGTTTCTGATATACCCGTTTCTACATTGGTAGTAACAACAGTTGTTACATCGGGTGTTTGTGTAACATATGTTATTTGATTATCACTAACATCAAAAGTAAATGATTCTGACGGATTATTAGTAGTTTCATCTTCAGTGCCAACAGGACCAGGAATAAATGATGGATTTCTATTATTAAAACTAGTATTGAATTCCAAATGGTTATAATTAAAGTTATATAACGAGAATGAAGTAATATAATTATTATGATAAAATGTAGACGGCAATCCATTTTCTGGTGGTGGTTGTCTTTGCGGTTGAAATTGTGGAAATACATAAGTAACTGTTGGTGGCGTATCTTCTTCTTCGCCAACATAATTTGGGTCGCAACTAATTTTTTTGTTTCTATGTCTAATTTTATCGTGTAATGTTTTGGGAGTGCATTTAATTGGTTTTGCGATATCTACTAGATGTTTTGGTCTATTATCATCATAACAATTTCTATTTCTATTATTACAAGTAGATCCATAATTAGCGACTTTTCTAGCTTTAACCGCATTGTATTTTAATCTGTTTATTCTACTTCTATGAGAAACAGCTCCCATTTGATTATGAGATAAATTACTTTTTTTAAAAATAGATTTATTACATTTTACATAATCATTGTTTACATTATAAACATCGATCATTCCTGTCATAGTGGAATGATATTGGCAATTATAGTATATACGATGAATATCTCCGTTTGTTATTGTTAATGTTATTTCTCCTTGTTCTATACCATTATTTGTTATTCCTTCGGTTAATCCGTTTAAATCGTTTGTCGATGAAACAGTTTTTATCCAAAATGGATGACCCACAGCATCTATTACAAATACGTATCTTTTATTTCTATATAATTGTAGTCCTGGATTATTTTTTCCATTAATTAGGTATTTTCCTCTCCCGTCTTCTATTGTATTAGTTACTGTATAAACTAATATTTCTCTTGTGTCTTCTGGTGTAGTAGTATAACTATGATCTTCATTTTGATTTTTTTCACAGCTTCCCGTTACAACATTTTTTTCATATGATTTATTTCTATTATTTAAATAAAATGAATGTGAATACATAAAATCATTTTTAATTATCCCACCTTTATTTTGTTTTGAAGTGATATAAGGGTCATAGCAACAATATAAAGCATGATTATCAACTAAAACTTTTGTATTTGGTTCGCAATTATTACAATTTGTTTGTTTTCTTGAACCAAATAATGGCATTCTAAATGGTGTATGGCAATTGTCTTTCCTAATTGTGTTCTGACCGTTTTTTATATTATTTACGGCATTTAAGTAAGGATTTGTAGTTTTAAATCCTTCACCTGTGTTATTATATATATTAACTGTTTCAGGCATTAATATATATATAAATCATTAAAAAATAAGGAAATTATTTATGCTGGAGGAACTTTACAAGATACATTAAAATTTCCAACTGCTTTTCTTCTTGCTTCGGTTTCAAAATTACAAGGTTCCTGATGATTAGAGTTGAAAAGTCCTTTATATTTTACAAAACGACTAAACGAATGTGGATATACACCATTGCATTTAGTATTATCATTTTTACATCTACTTTCTCCTACAATGGTTTCATATCTTAGTCGATCTATTCTTGAACTACTATCAACTGCTCCTTGTTGTCTGAATTTCATATTATTTGGATTGTAATGTGTAACATTTTCATTACAAGGGTCATTTAAACCACAACTTCCCCCGTGTCCGAATGTATTTGACTGACCGGTTGTTGGTAAAGAAGAAGGTATTTTAGATTCATATGTTTTTTTTCTTTTATTTTTTAAATAATCATTATAATCATAACAATATTTTTTGCCTTTTTTTGGTTGCATACCTGATCTTATTATTTGTTTTCGAGAACGACCACAATTATCAGAATTAGTAAATAAATTATTATTAGGAAGAATTTGTGTATGCAATGATTCTCTACCATGTGTCATTAAATTACAATCACCGTTTTTTACACACGTTTTAGTTTTGATTGATTTAGGTAATCCAGCATTCATATTACCAACTGTTGTTGTCGCATTTCTTCTATGAACTCTCCATTTTCTAGAATTGTATAATTTCATATATAAATATTAAGAATAAAAAAAATAAACAGATAATATAATGGAAAGTATTTGTTATCTTGCTATTTTTTTCTTTATATATTTATTTTTAAATCATTTAATGGTTAATAAAGAACCTTTTACGTGTGATATAAATATGAACACTTATGAAAAATGTTTTCAAAGACATCAAATAAGAAATAAAGGTAAAATGAAAACAGCAGAAACGGGTTTTAGTAAGCTTCAGCCAATGTATGATAAATTACAAAAATTGATTATTGTGAATAGAGAAAAAAGTAAGAAAAATTATGAACTTGCTGAAAAATTAGGAAAAATCGCTAAAGGAGAAGCTGTCGGTAATGATCCGGCTGTTTGTAAAAAATATCCTAGTCAATGTTAAGTTTTTTTTATCATTAATATACAAATGGTATTAATGAAAAATATTATAATGATAGTCGGACTTTTTATTATAATTAGTAATATATTTCCAAATATATCAACTATTTTTGGTCTTAATAATAAAATAAAAGAAGGTATCCAATCTGCTAATCCTCCACCAAAAGGCTGTAGCGCTAGTCAAAGAAATATTGCTACACAACAAGCAGGTGAAATTGATAATTTAGAAAGCAGAGTTATTGCTTTTGGTTCTCAATTAAAACTATTAGAAGAACAGGTTGGAAAACAAAAAGAACAAATTTCAATAAACAATAATAAAATTAGAGGTGTAGCACAAGCAAATACAAAAGCAGCACAAGCAGCTCTAGCTGATGGACCTGATTCAGTCAAATTTAAATAATTAATTTTCTTCTTTTTCATCCATACGCAACTTGTTCTTCTTCTGTTTCTTCTTCTGTTTCTTCGTTACTAACTGTTTCATATTCACTTGAATTACTAGATTCAATTGATATTTCCTCTAATTCTACGGTTCCGGTACCTATGCCTGTAGGCGATGGGAATGGTGAAAAATCATACACCTCTCGTCTAGCAAGTTCTTCGCTCCAATTTTGAATTTTTTCTGGATTATTTGAATTTATTAGTTTTATTATTTTCCGATTCGTTTTTTCATATAATTTGTATGTAAATGGTTCAAAAAATATTCCTGTTATACTCCAGGATAACAATCCCCACGGAGAATATAATACATTTATAAAGCATTTATAAAGTAATATATATTTAAACAGAAAAATTAACCACGCCAAATTAAACCATCCGCCTTCTACTATATAATCCATCTTTCTATGTATATTTTTGTAAACACGATAAAAAAGATATAAACAAACAAATAATGACTGAACGTTAAATATAAAATACATATAAAAAAAATTACCTACATACATACCTTCTTGACTGATTAATGTTTCTTTCAATGTAGTTGAATTGGTACAATTATACTTGTTAGTATAAGCATCTATTCCGCAATAGCTGGTATATGGTTCTTGAGTTCCACCGTTTAACAAATCAACAAGATAATGTTGTCTATCATATATTCCAAATGCTATACCAAAAGGGAAACCAAAACAAAAATACATATTTCTTAATCTTGCACTTGATAATGTTTCTAATTCAAATGGATAATATTCTACTATAAATTTTCTTCTTATTATATAATTTTCTCTACATTCCATGCATTGTTTATAAGGTTCTTTGCCCTTATTAACTGTTCTCCATTTATTTAAACATTTTATATGGACAAATTTACTTGTTCCTGAACATCTACAAGGAGATACAAACTTGTTTTTTTCTGTTTCAACATCAAAACAAATGCGACATTCTTCCAAATCATCATCGTAATATGCCATAGTTATTATTAATATATATTTTTTTTTTATACTTATATATTAATAATGTCAGCTCAATTTTTCAATAAATTAAAAGCAGGAGCTCATCAAATGGGAGAAGATTTTACTGGTCCAGATTATAGATATCAAGATTTTATCAAAACACCAAAAGAACAAGGTATGAGTGGCGCTGGTAATTTTGATACATTGGCAAGAAATATTGGAGGTGTAATAAATTATTCTAGAATATTAACAAAAGGCGATGGCGCTGCTAGAATAGGGAGATATCCTTTAGGTAATAAATTTTTTTTAAAAACAGCAGGAAAATGTGCACCTGCAAGAAATACTAGAAAACATTGTGACCAGAAAACAGTTTGTCCTGCTTCTGCTCCTACTTGTTATAAAAACGAATGTTGGGCACCGAAGAAAAAAGATTTAAAAGCACAACGTTGGCTTTTTGTTGATAATACAACAAAAGGCAAATTGCCTTTTATTAGAGGAGAATCTAGCTTCAAAGGTATCGTTCCAGGTATGATAGAAAATATAATGGAAATGAACCCTCTTGAAGTTTTAACAGCATTCGGTCAAGAAGCAACCCCTTTATGTAAAAAAGTTAGTAGTAAAGTAACCAGAGTTAAAAAAGTAAGGGGTAAAAATAATTATTATTATGACGATTGGACTAAATGGGTTGCTTTAAAAGATTTACCAGAAAATTTTACTAATAGATTTGAAAATCTAGAAAATAAACCTATATTAAATTTATATAATACTAGTGTTGGATTACTAATGGTTTATATTCTTTTCTGCTTTTTAAAAAAAAAATAATTATTGATTTACCTAAATATCAAATAACATTTTATAATTTAAATAATATGTTATTTAACGACGTGTTTTTTTAGGTTTTTTATGTGTATGACCTAATTTAATACCTCTTCTGTGTTGTTTATATGTCTTTGCGAAATATCTTTTACCTCTTGTATTCCACATATAATGTTTTTTAAACTTCTTTTTAGTGTATTTTTTTTTTCTTTTTCTTCGTGATTTTCTCTTACCACCCTTTTTTTTAGATTTAGATGCTGTTGGTTTTTTTGCTTTTTGTGGCTTTGGCTTTGCAATAGCAACTCCTTCATCTCCTTCATCTCCTTCAACTCCTTCAAGACCTTTTCCAAATTCAAAACTATCTAGTTCTTCTAATTCTTGTTGTGACATGGGATTGATTGGACTTAAACGATCATAAGACATGACCACTGAACGGTCTGGATTTACTCTTTCCATAAATATAGGTGAATTCATTAATTCTCTTTCTTTTTGAGTGTATTCAGTATTATCCATTATACATATAGTTTAGATAAACATTCCTCTCTAAATTCATCCACCAAATCTTGTGGTATATATCTAAAATCTATTAGCTTTCTATTTCTTTCAAAATTATGTGTAATCTTTTGTTTTTCTAACTCTGCTAAAAATTCTTGTGGATTTTGATAATAGTAATCTACCTTTTTTTTACCGCATCTATCAAAAAGTTTTGGTATATTATCTGATTTATCTCCTTTAATTATTTTAATAAATAAATCTTTATTAGGGTTCATTGTTGAATTTTTTTCAGTTTGAACTGGTTTTAATTTTAAATTAACCAATTGTATTCTTGGTTGTATCAATTGAAGATAATCTGTATCACTTGTTATTATTGTAATATTATTACTTGGTCTTTGAACGAGGTGTTTTGCTGTAATAGCAATACAATCATCGGCTTCTAATGATTTGTGTTTTAATATATATTTTACACCCGCATCTTTAAATACACTATCGTAAGCTAATTTAAAGAAAGGACCTCCTTGAAAACCCTCATACTTACGAGTAGCTTTATATGGAGGAAACATATTCATTCTCCATATATTTTCTCTTTTACAATCTTTAGCTACTATTATAGTAGGATTTTCTATTGATAATATACTTGGCAACATTGTAATTTTTGATATACACGTTTTTTTGAATTTAGCAACAAATTCTTCATTTTCAATTGGGTTATCAAGTGGTATTTCTTTTTTAGCTAATTTCCACCAATTCAATAATGCGTAATATCTGTAAAATACAAAGTAGCTTCCATCAATTAAAATGTAGTTTGTCATTTAATATAATTAATAATATTATTTCTAATTCAATTTAGATAAAAAATTTTATTATAATATAGAATGAAAAGTTTTAAGGACAAAATTCCTTTCGCACAAAGAAAAACCGAAGCAATTAAAATACGAGAAAAATATCCTGATAGAATTCCTGTTATTTGTGAAAGGTTCAACAATAATATTAAAGATTTAGATAAACGCAAATATTTAGTCCCTAGTGATTTAACAATGGCAGGTTTTATGTTTGTAATTCGTAGAAGATTATCATTGCCACCAGATCAATCTATTTTTATGTTTTGTAATGAAGCAATGGTTCCAACCGCCTCTTTGATGGGTGCTATTTATGAAGAAAGAAAAGATGAAGATGGATTTCTATATGTTGTATATGGTGGAGAAAGCACATTTGGATAATTTTTATATTTTAATAGTATATATGTCAAAATTATCACAGATATCAACAGCTAATTTAACAGTCGGTCCTACCTCAATGTATGATAGCAGCGTTGCTTTAAATAATCATATTAGAAAAAGAATCAACCATAATGGAAAACGCGCACAAGCATACGGTCATAATGGTAAAAATAATCAAACTAGTGGTATTCACGGAACTGGAACAGACCGTGTTTATTTTATGAGTTTGTTTCCACGAATGAAATTAAAACACAATACTACTCCTCCAGCACCGAACTAAATTATAATATAAATTATATCAATCTATATTATATAATGTTTAATTACACTGTTGAATTTTTAGGAACAATGGCATTGATACTAGTTATTTTAATAACTGGTGGAAATCCTGTAATTATTGGTGCTGCTTTAGCTGGTCTTGTAGCTGTTGCCGGGTCTCTTAGTGGAGCACATTTCAATCCTGCTGTATCCATTATGGCTCTTGTAAAAGGTGATTTATCTCAAAGTGATTTGATGGGATATATTTTAGCACAAATTTTAGGTGCTTTATTTGCGTTAGAAATCTTTAAACGCTTTTTATAATTTTTTATTGTTTAATTATCTAAATATAAATTATACAATGAGTAGATCATATAAAAGAAACAGAAGACGAAAAGGGAGAAGAACTAGAAATCTGAAAGGTGGTGAAGATCCTCCGGCTGCTCCAGAAGTAAGTTGTGAAGGTCTTGGATTTTTCGCAAAAGCTAAATGTGAAGCAGAAAAAGGAATTGCAAAAACAGCATATGCGATGAAAGAAGGTGCGAACAAAGCAAAAGAAATGGGAAATAAAGCAGCAGCAAAAGCAAAAGAAATGGGAGATAAAGCAAAAGCCAAAGCAAAAGAAATGGGAAGTAAAGGAGCCGCTGGTGTAGCTGCTGGTGTTTCTGCTGTTGATGGTAGAAATATAAATGCTCCATTACCATCTGGTGCTACAGGCGTAGATGCTGTTATGGGTGAAGCCGGTAATGTGAAAAATCTAGGTCTAAAAGCTAAAGATAAAGTAGTAGATGGAATTCAAGGCAGTATTAATGCAGCCAAAACGTTTCAATCCTCTATGAATGCTGCAGCATCAGGTGCTGTCGCGGAAGGACAAGCACAAGCAGCAGTAGCTTCGCAAGCAGCCGCTCACGCCGCTCCTCAAACTGTATTACCTTCTTCTGGTGGTAGAAGAAGACGTAGAAAATCAAAGAAACGTAGAAAATCAAAGAAACGTAGAAAATCTAAAAAAGGTGGCAAAAGTAGACGTAGAAAGAAAAGTAGACGTAGAAGAAAGACTAAACGTAGAAGAAGACGATAAATAAAAAATGTATATTTTAAATTTTAATATATATTTTTAGATTTAATGAGTTGGGGAGAGAAAAACCCTAAATTTTTTACATCCAATCATGCATAAAATAAGAAAAAACAAAGACTACCCAAAAAGGTGCTATAGATAAGTTTAATTCTGCCAATATTGCTATTATCAAAGCAATAACCGCTCTTTTCATTGATTCAGCAAGTTTTTCTTTTTTCTCATCATCTTTAATATTTGGTAATTCAATTAAATGAATGTAAGCTATAAAACACAATATTACTATAAAATTGATCATCCATACAGGATTTCTAATTAATTCATAAAGTGTTTGACGAGCACTTTTTTTTCTATAAGCAAAAAATACTGTTAATACTGCTAATAATGTTATTGCATATATTTTATCTTCCATATAATATATTAAAATATTTTAATCATTACCTTGGCTCCAATTTCCATGATGTTCTTTCATAAAATTTTGAAACGTATCTGATGTTTTTTCCCATCCATAACCAGCCCACCAACCACCACCATTTCCATTTACATTCCAAGTAATACTTGTTAATTGTAAATGTGGTCGAGGAGCCCAATGTCGGTTCTCTTCGGTGTATTCATCTAAAATTATATCATTTGTATTTGGCCATGGAGGAAAATGGGTCCATCTTTTATATATTGGAGCATAGCTCCACGGAATATTTTTATTTAGAATTGGCAGCATTTTATGTCTATGAAGTTTTTCCCAAAAAGATTTGTCAAAAACAAAGTTTTTAATATAGTCCCAAATTTCATCGGGAAATTCATACATTTATATTGAATTAAGTAAAAAACTTTTTTTTAATTCAATTAATTAACATTTGATTCTAGGAGCAATATTCATTGTAATCAATTCTTGCATCAACAATTTAAATGAGTATGGAACATTGACTTTATTGAAATGTGTATAATTTTTACAAGTATTACAAACGTGAATATTTTTTTCGTGATTATATATTGCTATTAATCCACATTTTTGACAAGTATAAACTTGATACGAATCACTCGCTTTATATATTCTATCTTTTGTAAACATACTAGCACCGTGTGAAATCATGCAATCTCTTTCCATCTCTCCAAATCTCAAACCTCCGTCTCTTGCTCTACCTTCTGCAGGTTGTCTAGTCATTACTACCATTGGTCCTATAGCCCTACTATGCTCCTTGTCATTAACCATATGCTTCAATCTTTGATAAAAGACAGGACCAATAAATATAGAAGTTTCAAGTTGTTCACCGGTCATACCATTATATAAAACATCATTTCCATGACTTTCATAACCTAATTTTCCTAATTCGGCACATATATCATGAACTGAATATTCTCCGAAACTTGTTCCATCACCGAATAATCCTAATTCTAATAATACTTTACCCAATACTGTTTCTTTTAATTGTGCGATTGTCATTCTAGATGGAATACAATGAGGATTAATAATAATATCAGGAACGAGACCTTCCGCTGTTGTAGGCATATCACATCGCGGCAAGATCAATCCTATTGTACCTTTTTGTCCATGTCTCGAACTAAACTTGTCACCTATGGTAGGAATACGATAAGTTCTTGTTCTTATTTTTGCGAATGTATATCCATCTCCGTTCCTATTCACATAATTTTTATCAACATAAGTATCTTCATGAGTTCTATAAATAATACTCTGGTCTTTATATTTTATAACTTTTGTATGGTCGTTCCTATGTTCTTTAATAGGTACTATTTTACCAATAATAACATCTCTATTTTCAATCAAAGTATCTTCTGGAATTACACCATTATTGTTTAACTTATCATAATTAGCAAACTTCATTCCTTTCGTCTTAACTTTATCAGGCTTACATCTAATTTCTTCATCGCCTTGTATTTTTTTATCTTCATCTTTTTCTGTGTGATAAATTGTTGCTGAAAATAATCCTCTGTCTACACTATCTTTATTGAAGATAATACTATCCTCTTGATTAAAACCGGAATATGTCATAATCGCTACAATTACCGAACAACCAGATGGAATCTTATTTAAATTTATAATATTCATAATTCTTGTATCTACCAACGGTCTTTGTGTATATGTTTGAACGTATGCTGTTTTATCCATTCTATTGTTAAAGTTAGAAGCGAACATACCCATTGCTTGCTTTCCCATAGCACATTGATATGTATTTCTAGGAGATTGATTGTGTTCTGGAAAAGGGATACAACTAGCCAAAATACCAAATATAGTAGAAGGATGAATTTCACAATGAGTATGTTTTTGTGCGTTATCTTTTGTTAGATGACAATGTTTTATAGCAATTAAAGATGTATTTTGTTCGTCAGGATCAATATATTCTAATAATGTATGTTTATATTTATGATTTATCAATAAATCATCCCATTTAAATTTGTTTGTAATAATATCATTCACTAATTTTCTAGTAAATAGTATTTTATTTTTAACAACCCTGAATACTGGCCTTGTCAATCTTCCAGCATCATTACATATAAATATTGATTTTGTTTTGTAATTGAATATAATGCTTGTGTATAAATTAATAATGCCTTTATGTTTTTTATCTTTTAAGTCATCAAAACATTTTTTTGGATTTTTTGCTATACCAACCCAATTTCCATTTATAAATACTTTAACCTTACCGAAAATTTCTTCCGGTGTCATATCTTTTAATGGAATGATATACTCAGTAATTATATCATATATTGGATTAACATCAGATGTAACTGTTATATGAGCCATATATGATAAATTTTTAACGACACCTACCGATTGACCTTCTGGACTTTCAGCAGGACATATAAAACCCCATTGTGTATTATGTAATTTTCTAGGTGGAATTAATTTACCACTTTTATCTATTGGTGTATTTATTCGCCTTAAATGACTTAAACTTGAAATATATGTTAATCTACTCAATACTTGTGCTACACCTACTTTATTTGAATTAGTATTTTTTATTCCAAAATCCCCTGTTGCCAATGCTCTTTTAATACCATTTTCAATAGTAGTTGATTTTATAATTTTATAAATGTTAGTTTGATTAATAATATTCAAAAAGTCATTTTGTGATTTCCAAGAACCATGATTTATTTCTCTTACAGTTTGTTTCTGCATATCTTTTACTAACTTATTGAAATAATTTCTAAAAAGATTATTTAATAGAGCACCAGCCAAGTCAATTCTTTTATTAATATATGAATCTCTGTCGTCGGGATCTCTCCAACCAAAACTTGTTTGTAAAATTTGATTGGTCATATAACCTAGAAAGTAAATTTTTTGCACCATCGTTTCACAATGTGGAAATAAATCATTATTTATAACATCCAAAGCAAATTCTTTCTTTTTTAAATAACCTTGTTCTTTATCCATATTAATAGGAGTGAACATAACGTTTTCGGTTATATAATCAACAGCTTTCTCTTGTGTATCAAAATCATTAGCATCAATGATTGATGCTTTCAAACTATATACCATTCTTTGTAGTTTTTTATTTTCAATTTCAAGTATAATTCGCTTACATATTTCTTTATCAGATATAATTCCCAACGCTCTAAACAATATAAACAATGGTATTGGTTGTTTAATTCTTGGTATTTGAATAAATATAGAATGTCCGTATCCATTATTTTTTGTAGCAATCGTTATATTTATTTGCTTAGGCGATATACATTTTCGCAATGGGACTGATTTCATCTCAGCAATCCAAGACCATTTATTATTATTTTTTACAATATTAAAACACATTACCTTGTTTTCTCTTGCTCTTTCTTGAGGTAATATAGTCTTTTCAGAACCATTTATTATGAAATATCCTCCTGGATCAGCCGAACATTCGCCCAATATTCTTGCGTTTAAATGTGAATATTGAGTTAATACACATATTTGAGAACGTAGCATAATAGGTAATTTTCCAATATGAATATGTGATAATTTTTTATATAGTGTTTCTACTTTTTGAAGTTTGTCGCCAGTTCTTCTTATTATTTTTAAATTTATATCCATAGTTTGAGCTGACGCATAAGTAAAATTACGTAATCTTGCTTCTTGGGGGAACATTAATTTTGTAGCTCCATTGTTTTCGTGAATTTGAGGTCTATATATTTGATAATTTTCAAATGTAGCTATTATTTCCAACGTATACAATCCTGTTTCTTCATCTTTGTTATGTTCGCTTTTAATTGAAACCGGGTTAAACATTTGAATGGTTGCATTGATCTGATTATGGACAAAGTTATTATATGATTCTACTTGATGTCTTACTAACCGATTCAAATGTTGTCCCGTAAAATAACTTTCAATTATTCTCCAAGAGATACTTTCTGATTTCGTTTTTCCACTCATTATTAAATTAATAGTGTTTGAATATTTTTAAATCAATTTTTTAAATATTATAAAAATATAAGAATATGAATAATAATAACAATAACAATAACAAAAATAAAGTAAATGATTTATCTAATAACTTGTTTTTATTTGATAAGAATAAATATAAAAAAACTCCTCTACTTCTATGTAATGGAGATAAATCAAATCTACATAATAAAAAAGAATATAAAAGTATTTCCAATAGTAAATTTATGACAAAATACAATCGTAATTATCCATATAATTTAACTAATACATTGGATAATAATTCCTTTAGAAAAAGGAAACCCACTGATTTCAAAAATATTAAACATCTTATTGAAGAAATTAATAGTGAATATTTGCGTATTGAAAAAAAAGAAAATTCACCTTTCTTTTTAAAATCTCCTATTAATAATTTTAAACCACAAAGACCTATTCCTATGAAAAAAACATTCGTTAATATTAATGTTGATATTAATTGTATAAACGATTTAATAGAGTTATGTGATAAATACCCCTTATCTAATGAATTCGAATACAATATAAATATGGAAACATTTCACAACATAAGATTTCCCATTACAAAATTAAACAATATGATTGGTATGAAATCTTTAAAAGAACAAGTCGTAGATCAAATACTATATTTTTCACAACACTTTCATGTAGGTTCTAATGATTTTATGCATACTGTTATTTATGGCCCTCCTGGCACTGGTAAAACAGAAATATCAAAAATTTTGGGAGAAATCTTCTCCAATTTAGGAGTATTAAAAAAGAAAAAATGGAAAAAAGTAACTCGCGCGGATTTAATCGCCGGTTATTTGGGACAAACCGCCTTAAAAACTAAAAATGTTATTAAAGATTCTTTAGGTGGGGTATTATTCATCGATGAAGCTTACGCATTAGGTAATTCTGAAAAACGCGATTCTTTTGCCAAAGAATGTATTGATACATTATGCGAAGCTTTAAGCGACAATAAAGAAGATTTAATGGTTATTATAGCTGGATATGAAAAAGAATTAAAAAATTGCTTTTTTGAATATAATAAAGGTTTAGACTCTAGATTTACTTGGAGATTTAAAACTGATAATTATAATCACAACGAATTAAATCAAATTTTTAAAAAAAAAGTTAATGAAATCAAATGGTCTTTTAATAAACCTATAAAAGATAAATGGTTTGAAAATAAAATGAAATATTTTACTTATTTTGGACGTGATATGGAAACTTTATTAGCAAAAGTTAAAATCGCTCATAGTAAACGTGTTTTCTGTTTAGATAAAAAGTTAAAAAAAATAATTACTTTAGAAGATATGAATAATGGTTTTGAGTTATTTTTAAAAAATGATGAAGTAAAAAATAGAGATAAAGCTGATTTTTTTAATAGTATGTATTGTTAATGGCGAGTAATTCAAAAAAAGTAATTTCTATTAACCCTGAGTTTTTTAAAATTAGCGGAAAAAAGAAAAAAGGTGGAAAAGAAAAAAAGAAAAAAAGGAGAGACAATGATATACTTTCTTCTAGTGTGAATAAAGGATTAAAAAAAAATTTACTTAACAAACTAAAAGAACATCAAAAAAGAAAGGAAAAAGAAAAAGAAAAAAATGATCAAATGTCTGGTTTAGACGAAAATGTTGATGATGAACTTGAAAAAAGCATTGATTACTTAAATGATATTGTTAAAAAAAGAAAAGCAAAAAAAGAAAAAAGAAAAAATAAAGAAAAAACCTTAAAAAAAAGACGCGACCATGAAAGTGTAAATTCAACACCAGTTTCTCCACAACTAAAAGTTGAAACAAGCGTTGTTAATAAAGAAAATATTTCTTTAAAACAACCAAAATTTGGATGCTTAAAAGGCGGTAAATTACCTACTTTGAGACAGTATAATAAAACTTTAAAAAATAGAGACGAACCAAAAAATGTTAGTAGACCTCCTGTTGCTTTTAACAATACACCCGTTTATAATGAACCGTTTGATGAACGGCAAAAAAACTTTGGCAAAATAAAGGTTAATTATAATAACGTTCAAAATAAAGTTCCAACAGCTACTATTTTACCATCAGTTCCCCTTATTACACCTCCCCCTATTCCCATTATTCAACCCATCATTCCATCCTCTATTCCTCCAGAAACAGAAAATATTAAAAAAAAGAAAAAGAAAAACAAACACAAATTAAAAACTATAAAAAGAAAAATAACACTAGGAAAAAAACACGGCATGGTTGGCGTATTAATAAAAAACAGAAAAACTAGAAAAAATATTAAAAAGGAAGTAACTAATCTTGAAAAGAAAAGTATGACAAATATTAAAAGATATTTAAGAAAACATAATTTAATTAAAATTGGTACTCCTGCTCCAGATGATATTTTAAGAAATATTTATGAAGATTCATTTTTATCAGGCGATATATATAACAAAAATCCTGATACTTTACTACATAACTTTATGAAAGCCTAAACACTTAAATAAATATATTAAAGAAAGTCTAATATATTTATAAAGATTAATGCCAAAGAAAAAAAGCAATCATGAAGAAGAAGTACTAAGAGGTATTCCTTATTTTTTTGAAGAAAGAGAAAAGTTATTCAAAAAACATAATGGTGAAAAAAAAGTTATGTTGATACAACAATGTGGCACATTTTATGAAATATATGGTTTTGATGGTGAAAAAAACGACCCCATTTATGAATACTATAAAATAATGGATTGTAAACCCCCTTGGTGGAAAGCAAAATTAGGAGACAAAGATGTTGTCTGTTGCGGTCACAATACTTCATCTATTGAATCTACTTGTAGAAGATTGGTAAAAGAAGGATGGACTGTGGAAATAAAAAAAGAAATCGGTCCCGCACCAGAAAATAAAAATAAAAAAGCTCACGGGCATTTTAAAACTATTTCACCCGGAACACTTGTTCCTATCAATAACAATAAATTACTTACTAATAATTGTCTTTGTGTTGTAATAGACCATAAATATGATTTTGCTAAAAAAAGTCCCCAAATTACAATTGGTGTTTCCAGTATAAATACTATGTCTGGTTGTTCGAAATTATATGAATATAAATGTTTAATGCCTCTCGCTGATTATAACGCTTCTATTTTTGAAGAACTTGACCGGTTTGTATCTATTAATATACCAAAAGAAGTTTGGATTTTTCATAATGTTCCAGATAATAGAATTAGCGATATTATTAATTTCTCTAATTTGAATTGTGAACGTACTAATATATTATCAATTAATAAAGATAATAGATACTCCAAATTAATCAGCGAATGTAATAAAATTGAAATTCAAAAAGAAATTTTACTAGAACAATTTCAACCAAACGATCCCGATTTTTGGTATGATACCAATAGATTTAAATATAATAAAAATGCTACTTTTTCATATTGTTTATTATTAAAAATTCTATCAGAGTACGATAATGATATAATCAATAAACTAACAGAACCTATTATTGAAACTTTAAATAACAAATTAATTATAAGAACTCACGCATTGCGCCAATTAAATATTCTTGATACTCAATTTAATAATGGACCATATTCAAGTGTTCTACGATTAATTAACAAATGTAAAACTAACATGGGAAAAAGAGAATTTAAAAATACCATTGTATCTCCTACAAATGTGTCCAAAATTCTTGTTAAAGATTACGACGCCATAGAACATCTTTTAACTAACAACGAATATATTTTAAATATAAGAAGCTTACTTTCAAATGTTCTTGATATTGAACGATTATACCGAAAATTCGTTTTAAATCAAGGAACTCCTCTTGATATAGCAAAAATGTATGATAGTTTTATTGTTATTAAACAAATAAATGATATGTTTGATAATGATAAAAAAATACAAGAGTATATCACTTTTAAAAATAAAGTATTGCCACATAACTCATTATCCAAACTAATTAAAAATATTGAAAAAGATTTCAATATTGATATTTGTAAAAAGTGGGATAAAATGTCAGCCGATAATATATTTTTTAATAGAGATATTTACAAGGATTTAGATTTGGCTGAGGATATATGGATTTCTACAAATAATGATATAACACATTGGAAAGAAACTCTTGAATCTATTATTAAAGTAGATAATTCAGTTCATTTACATAAAACAGAAAAGTCAGGTGTATTTTTAAGAGCAACCGCAAAAAGATGTGGCGAAGTAACAAAATATATAGATGAAGCTAAAAAAAATGACAAATATAAAGATATGTGTCCTCCTCCGTGGGGTTATTTGAATTTATTAAATGTAAAAACCACGTCCGCGGGGGATAAAAATAAAAAATTTACAAGTCATGAATTAACTTTACTATATAAAGCATACTCATCCTCTTATGATAATATCGCTGAACTATTAAATTGTAAATTCAAGTGTTTTGTTAGGGATGTATTGTTAGAATTAAGTGATGATATAAGAACAATAGTAAATTTTGTTAAAATAACTGATATTATTTTCAATAAAGCTTTCATTTCAAATAAATATAATTATTGTAAACCGCATATTGATTTAAATTACAGGGGAGATAATTCGTTTTTTAATGCTAAAAACTTACGACATCCACTTGTAGAACATATTCAAACCAATGAAACTTATGTGGCTAATGATATTTCAATTGGATTAGATAATTGCGGAATGTGTTTGTTTGGGGTAAATACTTCTGGAAAATCTACTGTTATTAAATCAGTTGGAATTGCTGTTATAATGGCACAAGCAGGTATGTTTGTTCCAGCAAGTGAATTTACATATAAACCATATAATACTATATTTACTAGAATATTAAGTAATGATAATTTATTTAAATGTCTTAGTAGTTTTGGAACAGAAATGTCTGAATTTCAATATATTGAAGAATATGCAGATAGAAATAGTTTGGTTTTGGGAGATGAGTTATGTAATGGAACTGAAACAGATTCAGCAGTTGCAATATTTGCTGCCGGATTAATGTTTTTAAATGAAAGAAAATCTTCTCATATATTCGCTACACATTTACACGCTATTTTAGATGTTAAACAAATACAAGAAATTGATACATTAGATATTAAACATCTTGAAGTGAATTATGACGACATTACAAAGTCATTAATTTATAAAAGAAAACTAATGGACGGTGTGGGTAAAAAATCATATGGATTAGAAGTATGCAAACAATTTAATTTTTCAGATAAATTTCTAGAAAACGCTCATAATATTAGAAATGAAATACAAGAAAGAGATATTAATATTAAAACAAGTGCTTATAGTAGTAAAAAAATAAGAGGTAAATGTGAATTTTGCGGGAAAGAAGGTGTTGAAATGCATCATTTAAATCCACAAGAATTAGCTGATGAAAATGGATATATAGGAACACATCATAAAAATCATAAAGCTAATTTAGCAAATGTATGTAAAGAATGTCATCATCATATTACTGTAAATAAAATTATTCATGAAAGACTAAAAACATCTGTTGGTTATAAATTAATCGAGATTGGGAGAGAAAAATAATAGATTTATATTATATTATGGCAGAGACAACGACGAATGCAAATTATCTTTTATTATTATTACCACTATTATTATTGTTATTATTAAATGCATTGCTATCGGGGATAATACCTGTTAATAGATTATCAAGATTTATTGGCAAAAATTGGGAAAATATATACATTGTTATTTGGATTTTATGTATGATTTTATTTATTCAAGTAGCATTAAATTATAGATTTATAGACGATAAGAAAAAAGATGGTAAAAAAGAAAAAGTACTTACCAAGGTAATTGAAACTATGAAGAGTAGTAGTAAAAAAGTAGTAAAAGATATCTGCAACTCGAATAATGTACCAAAAGCTTGTGCAAAAATAGGAAAAGCAGGACAAAAAGCTTGTAATACTTTAGACTGTTGCGTTTGGGCTAAGAGTAAAGCCGGAACTTTCTGTGTTGAAGGTGATAAAGATGGTGCCGATTTAAATCAAGACAAAAAAGGAAATAAGTGGGTTGAATACTATTACTATTTAAACAAGAAATACAAGATCGCTGGTAAATAAATTAACGAAAAATTGATATTAATATAATAATTGTTATTATATTATATACAATGATTATTCCTGTCAAGTGTTTTACATGCGGAAAAGTTTTAGCTGATAAGTATCAGTTTTATCAAAAAACGGTTGCTGAAATGAAATTAAAAAATAAAGAAGAATTAACAGATATTAAGTATCTTAATTCTAATAATATTAAAAAAACAGTCGAAGGCAAAGTTATGGATGATTTAGGATTGACAAGAATGTGCTGTAGAAGACACATGCTTACACACGTCGATATTTTAGGTTAATTATTTATAAATTTATCTTTTTATCTTTTAATATTATATATATGGGATTAAGAACTAGAGCAAGAAGAATGAGAAAACATAGAACTTGTAAAAAAAGAACGCGTAACCATTTGGGTGGTAAAAAACGACGCGGAAAAAAATCACGTGGTAGAAAATCTAGAAAATCACGAAGAAAAAGAAAATCTAGAAAAAAGAGAAGAAGAAGAATGAGAGGTGGTAGTGGTTGCGGATTAAACAAAAATTTAGGAGAACAATTTACATTGAGACCTTATAATAATTTGTCTGCAGCAACCCCGCGCGGTGCTTATGTATCTACCAATAATAACTATAATGTTCCTACGCCTTATCAAGCATCCGGTGGTGGTTCGTGGGCTCAAGATTTCGGTTTATCCGACTTGTTTAGAAGTAGTTATAGTTTAGGCAATATAGCTGGCGGATTATATCAAAATTATACTGGAAAACCAGGATACGAATCTACAAATCCTATGGACCAGGTAGAAATGATTAAACCACCACCTTACAGACATAAAATACCTGATGTAAAATCTCATCATAACCAAGGTGTTATTACTTCGGCAAATAAAGGTACTGTTTAAATAAATTACTTTTTTAAATTTTCTTTATAGTTAATATATAGAAAATGATGGATTTTAAGAAATTATGTACTCCTGCTATGTTATATTTTGTGTTATCGGCGGTTAGTTTTTTAGGAATGTTAATGCAAAATTGTACGGATAGTTCAAAATATAAAGTTGGCACCATGGAAGTAGAAAGTCCCTGCCATAACGCTGCATTTTTTGTAGTAAAAGCTTTATATATTATGTTTTGGACTTTTGGTCTTAATTGGTTATGTAAAAAAGGTTTCAAAACGGTTTCTTGGGCCTTAGTTTTATTGCCATTTTTAGGTATGTTTTTAGCAATTGGTGTCGTTTTTATTGCTTTATTAAGTGGTAAAAAAAAAGAAGGCATGAATGAATGCGACGAAGGATATGAAAAAGATGCGCAAGGCAATTGTGTGCAACAAGGTGGTTTCGCTGGAAGAGAAGGGATGGATGTAGATGAAGGATATGGTGATAATTTTGAACCTAATCCAAGAGTAGAAGGTAATCTACCACCTATTCCAAGTAGTGCTCCAAAGGGAAAAAGAAGAAAAGAAGGCTTTGTAGAGGGATTGACCTGTCCTGAAGGACAAGAAGAGCGCGACGGCGAATGTGTCCCTATTGGTGATGGATTTGGCATAAGAGAAGGATTTAGAGAAGGAAATGAAAATGAATGTCCTGAAGGTCAAGAAATGGTTGATGGTTCTTGTGTAGCTGTTGATGATACTAGTGGTTTTGGAAATCGTGAAGGATTTTACGAAGGTATGGATGCCAATGATGCTGAAGGTTATGATGATACTGAAGGCATGGATGATGAAGAAGGAATGGATGATGATGAAGGATTTGTTGGTGGTGGAAATTGGCCTCCAGTCGGACAATTATTATAATTTTTTAATTAATATTTGAAATATTTATTAAAAAAAAGCTTATTAATATAATATAAATGAATATCGAAACAAAAGATGCAATATCATGGAAAACTATTAATAAAATGTTTGAAGATAATCCGGAATTTTTAATAAAACACCATTTGGATTCATATAATCAATTTTTTAATGAAGGTATACAAGAAATATTTAAAAACAATAATCCTTTAACTTTATTTAAAGATAAAGATGATGAAACCGGTATTTATAAACATAATTTGGAAATGTATTTTGGTGGAAGAAATGGAAATAAAATATACTATGGAAAGCCTATAATATACGATGAAGATAATGAAACTACAAGAGAACATTATATGTATCCCAATGAGGCAAGATTAAGAAACATGTCTTATGAATTTACAATTCATTATGATATTGAAGTAGAATTTACTATATACATATCACCTGAAGATAAGCAAGGTTTAAGAGGAATGAATAAATTTGAAAAAAAAGTTATCAAGTTTGAACTAAAAAATAAATATTTGGGTAAATTTCCAATCATGATTATGTCTGATAGATGTGTATTAAAACATTTACACCCCGAAGTTCGTTTTAATATGGGAGAATGCAGAAACGATATTGGTGGATACTTTATTATCGACGGTAAAGAAAAAGCAATTGTATCACAAGATAATAGAGCCAATAATGTATTATATATTTTGAAAAATAAACCTGATAATAAATATTCACATGCTGCTGAAATTAGATCTGTATCCGAAGATACATCAAAACCACAAAGAACTTTTTCTATAAGAATGGTTCAAGAAAGTGGCAAATATACAAATAAACAAATTGTAGTTGCTGTTCCAAATGTTAGAAAACCAATTCCTTTATTTATTTTAATGAGAGCTCTTGGTGTTATTTCCGATAAAGATATTATTGAAACTTGCTTGCTTGATTTGGAAAAATACAAAGATTTAATGGAATTATTTAGACCATCGGTTCATGACGCAAATCATATTTTTACACAACAAGGTGCTCTTGAATATATTGGATTATTAACAAAACAAATGACTAAAAATACAGCAATGTATATTTTAATGGACTATTTACTACCACATATTGGAGAACTAAACTTTAAGGCAAAGGCTCTTTTTATTGGGTATGTTGTTAAACGGTTATTACTTGTATATGTTGGATTAGAAAAACCAACTAATAGAGATAAATATAGTTATAAACGAATAGAAATTACTGGTACATTACTACATCAATTATTCCGCGAATATTATATTAAACAATGGAAAGCTATGCATAGAATATTAGATGCTGAATATTTTTGGAAACAACGCGAAGGTTCGGGTATTTATACTGGTTTAAAATTTCAACATATTATTGAAAATAAATCATTTGATTTGTTTAAAAATAAAATTGTTGCGGTTGGAGTTAGAAAAGCTTTTAAAGGTGATTGGGGTTCCGAAGCACATACCAAAAAATCCGGTGTAGTTCAAGATTTAAATAGACTTTCTTATTTTAGTGCTCTTTGTCAAATGAGAAAAACTAATTTAAATATAGGCGATGCTATTAAACAAACAGCTCCTAGATTATTAAATAGCACTCACCACGGCTTAATTTGTCCTACTCATGTTCCATCCGGTGGAAATTGTGGATTACACAAACATATTGCTTTGTCTTGTCATATTACTAGTGGCGAATCTTCTTTATTGTATATTCCTTTATTGCGTTCTATGGGTATGAAATTATTAGAAGAATGTAGCGTTGAATACATTTCAAAATATACCAAAATTTTTATTAATGGTGCTTGGATTGGTATTATAGAATATCCTGTTAGAATGGTTAAATTTTTAAAACTTTATAAAAGAAATAATATTATTGACAAATACACTTGTATTCATTTTGATTTTAAACATAATGAAATACAAATATATTGTGATGCTGGAAGACCTTGCCGTCCTTTATTTTATATGCATGAAGGTGATTTAAGTTATACTAGAAATGACGTATTGCAACAATATATAAATAATACAATTACTTGGAAACAAATAGTAAATGGTTTTGGAGAAGATTATGAAAAATATAAGTTAAGTATTAATCCGTTGATACAATCTTTAAATGAAGATGGTGAAGAAAATTATGATGATTGGCATATGGAATTAATTATAAATTCAGCAGTTGTTGAATATATTGATGGATTAGAAGGCGAAGGAACAGTCTTAGCTCATTCCAAAGATTCAAATATTAGTAATTATATTAAAAATCGTGTCACGCATGAAGAAATACACCCATCATTATTTCTCGGGATAATGGCTAATATGATTATTTTTCCAGAACATAATCCATTGCCTAGAAATGCTTTCTCTTGTTCTCAAGGAAAACAAGCAGTTTCAGTATTTCATACTAATTATAGAAATAGAATGGATAAGTCAGTAATGTTTTTAAATTACGGACAATCTCCTTTAACTAAAAGTAGATATTGGAAATATGCAACAAAGGATTTACATCCATATGGTGAAAATGCTATAGTTGCTATCATGTGTTATACTGGATTTAACCAAGAGGATGCGGTTATATTAAATAAAGGCTCTCTTGATCGTGGTATGTTTTCAACTACAAAATATGAAATGTATGAATCATTTGAAGAAATTGAAATTATTGAAGGCGTTGAAATTAAAACAAAATTTTTAGATGTTGAAAGACACAATGTAATTAGAAAGAAACCCGGATATGATTATTCAAAATTAGATAAAACAACTGGATTAATAAAAGAAGGTTCGGTTATTGATGATAAAACAATATTAATTGGTAGAGCAATGGATGACCCAAACGAGTTCAATCAATATATCGATTCATCTGTTACAACCAAAAAAGGTTCTACAGGCATTGTTGATAAAGCATTTATTACTAGTGGTCTTGAAGGAAAAAGAATAGCAAAGATTAGAATTCGTTCTCAAAGAACTCCAACAACTGGTGATAAATTTTGTAGTAGGGCAGGACAAAAAGGAACGGTGGGTCTAGTTTTAGATGAAATTGATATGCCTACTAGTGCTGAAGGCTTAAAACCTGATATTATTGTAAACCCTCATGCTATGCCTTCACGCATGACTATCGGTCATCTTGTTGAAACTTTAACATCCAAAAACGCTGCTTTGTATGGAGGTTTCGGTGATTGCACCGCTTTTATAAATAAAGGACCAAAACATGAAATTTATGGTGATAATTTGATAAAATTTGGATATGAAAAATACGGACATGATGTATTATATAATGGTATGACAGGTGAGCAATTAGAAACCGATATTTATATCGGGCCAACATATTATGAAAGATTAAAACATATGCCAAAAGATAAAATAAATTATAGAGCTAGAGGACCTAGAACAGTTCTTACAAGACAAACAGTTGGTGGAAGAGCAAATGATGGTGGATTACGTATAGGTGAGATGGACCGCGACGTTATATTAGCTTACGGTATGTCTGGTTTTATGAAACAATCAATGATGGTAAGAGGAGATGAATATAAAGTTGCTATTTGTAATCAAACGGGATGTATAGCTGCTTATAATGAAAATAAAAATATTTTTCTTTCTCCTTTTGCTGATGGTCCATTGAAATTTAAAAATAATGTAAATAATGATATGAACCTTATAAATATAAATAAACACGGTAGAACTTTTAGTATTGTAAATATTCCATATGCTTTTAAATTATTAATGCAAGAATTACAAGGAATGAATATACAAACTAGAATAATAACAGATGCTAATGTAGATCAATTAGTAAGTTCGGAAAATGGAAGAGAAATAGAATTGAAATTTGGCGATAAAACACTAAAAAATATATCAGATGAAATAAAAATAAAATCATCACAAGCAAATGATATGTTATTCAGGGAAAAAGAAGCAGAAAAACAAGAAATGGATCCATTTGAAAACTATGGATTACAAGATGTTACACAAATGTCTTGGAACAAACCAATGGATTATTCTTATGGTGCGTTTACTAATGAGGGTGAATGGAATGATGGAACAATGGGAACGGGCATGGGAATACAAGCGACTGATATGTTTGGAAATAAATTAGGTCAACTTCCAGAACAACAAGAACCTAGTTGGAGTCCAGGACAAAAAGATGACGATGATGAATTAATGGAAGAACAATTTTTAACCGAACAAATTAATAAATTAGAGATAGGACAAAGAGTTAGTTTTAAAAATGATGATGGGGAGACCGACGAGGGAATTATACAAAATATTGATGAAGAAATGGTTATGATAAGATCCGACGATGGAAGTGTTGATGTAATAGATACTGATGATAATAAGAGTATTAAAGTAGTGGAACAATTTAGAGCAGCAAGTCCAGAATATAGTCCAACAGGTCCACCACAAGAAGTTCGCCCACCCTCACCAGAATATAGTCCATTTGGACCACCAGGAGTTCGACCAACCTCACCAGAATATAGTCCAACAGGTCCACCACAAGAAGTTCGCCCAACCTCACCAGAATATAGTCCAACCGGTCCACAACAAGGTAGAGAGACTAGTGATAGTGATAGTGAAGAAGAAGAAGAAGAAGAAAAACCACCTATTGTAATACACCATCAGGAACATGATTCATCTGGTTTAAAATTACTTTCAACAGTTGAAGATTTAAAATCAGATATAGATGATATGGCTGAGAATGGCGGAGATAAGAAAATTACTTTTATTGAATAAATTGATTTAAAAATAAAATAAATATATATATTTAATTTAGTATGTCAAGAAATCAAAACAGTACAACAATGAAGAATATCTTCAAATCTAGAGCGACCATTCTAGATTTACTTGAAGAAAGAGGTTATGATGTAAGTGATTATAATAATAGAAGTTTTGGAGAAGTTCAAAATATGTATTCCGATAAACAATTGGATATGCTTATAGAACATAAAACAGATAAGGTTATAATTGAAGATGATGGTGTAAAAGAAGAAAGACCAAAAAAACTTCTCATAAAATACCATTTACAGGGCAAAATAAGAATAAACCAAATTTATGAATATATCGATGACATTTATCATATAGAAGAAATTTTGGATAAAAAAGATGATTTTATAATAATTGTAAAAGATAAACCAAACGATACATTATTGAAATTAATGAATACCATTTGGAATGTTGATGGATTATACTTTACAATATATAATTTAAACAATTATTTGTATAATATTTTAGAACATGAGTTGGTTCCAAAACATAGAATTCTTTCAACTGAAGAATACGAAGCTATTAAAAAAAAATATAATATAAAAAATAATAGTGAATTTCCTGAAATATCAAGATTTGATCCGGTTGCCGAAGCAATTGGATTAAGACCTAATCAGTTGTGTGAAATAATTAGAAAATCACCAACTGCTATTGAAACAATGTATTATAGATTATGTAATTAATTTTAAAATGCTAATTAATTATATATGAGCGAACATACTTTTAGTACCGGTACAAGACCGCCAGAATTTTTTGTTGATAAATTAAAAGGAATGAAAACAAGATATAATTTAGTCAAAAATGAGTTTTTAGATAGTTATGACGACTATAAAAGAAATATAGATGGTAGAAATAGGAATAAAAGAAGTAGGTCCAATTGGGACACTTTAAAAATGGATTTACACGCGATGAAAGTTTCTATACAAGGAAAAACGGCAGAATTTAAAGATATAATTGTTAAAGAAGGAGGAGATATTGATGATGAAAGAAAAAAATATTTAGATAAAGACAAACAATTAGAATATAAATCTAGAATAATAAAATCAGCAAAACCGATGAAGGTAATCGAATATAATAAAAATTCAAAAGTTATACTTGAAAGTTTATATTATACAACAGCAATGATAATGATGATAAGTTTTATGTATAAACAATATAATCAGTAAATTAAGCATTATATAAATTAAAAGTTTTCTATTGTTAATTTATATAAGAATGTCAAATAAACATTTAGATCAAGGAATTCATTTTATGGATGCAAAACTCAGGCACAAAAAAAAAGAAAGAAGTGTTGAAAATTCATTAGACCTGAAAAATTTATTTGGTTTATCCTTTAGAGAAGGTTTTCAAGAAGGTTTCGATCAATACGTCCAATTAGACGAACAAGTGTTAGAGTTTGGAGGTTCAACCGAGGGAGAACAGGATAAAGCTGTATATAAATCTTTAGCAGATGTGAAACAATTTATTAAAAATAAGGCTGATTTTTGGGGATTTGAATATGAACCAAAAACAAAAAAAGCGATATATAGGTCTTATCGCGATGGTGCTTTGCCAAAAAATGATGGCAAAATTCCAACTGTTAAATATGCAAAAGGATGGAAAGTATTTTTAAAACCAAATAATGGAATGCCTGAAGCAAAATTAGCAAGTATTGGTGAAGGAAATGCGATTGAAAAAGTTATGGCAAGAGAAAGACGAGATATGCAAAAATTAGAAACTTCTTTTAATAATTATTTAAATCAATACAAAAGTATATATAAAGCATATTTAGAGGAAATTGTTTCGAAACAAGGAGCCGGTTCTTCGAATGTAAGAAATAGTATCCGTTTAGGTCCTGATGGAAATAGATATTATATTACAGGGATGGGTGTTGCTAGACAGTTTGATGCAGGTTCTTGGCAAGGTAGAGATAGAACTTCTTGTCCTGATTCTTCGGGTAGAATTACACAAGGAGATTTACAAAAATTGACAAGAGGTGCTAATATGGGACAAGGTGAAATGTGTAAAACAGGTGGATATAATGCTAAAAGCGCTAATGGGGAAGTTGCTTGGGTTGATTCTGAAGGTTTAAAGCATGTTTACAATGATTATGCTAGTAGACATAATACGTGTCCAAAACGTTTCAGTCAGATGTCTAATCAAAAATTTAATGCTATTCCTGTTGGTAAAACTTGGGGTGATAGTGACCAATGTGTTTTATTGGATTTAGATACCGAAAAAGGAAGACAAGCACAAGCATTAAATGATAAATTAATTGAAGTAGCAGGTCAAATGAAAGAGTTAATTGAAAATAGTGAACACAAAGAATCCCTTGTAAGAGATGAAAAGGGTAAAGAGAAAACTGATTTACTTAAAGTATTAAAAAAAGTAAAAGAAAGGCGCGACGAAATTAATAAAGCAAGACAAAGTATTGAAACCGCAAAAACGCAATATAATCAACAACATAAAATGGTGAATTCTATTCATTTAAAATATATTGCTTGGACTTTAGCAGGTTTGACAATTGGAGCAATGGCAATAAGACAAATTAGATCTGCTTAATTTTTTAATCTATTTTATCTATATATATTAAATAACATGGGTTTCGAAAATATACTAGAAGCATTTTATTCTAATAATGAAAAAGGTAGAAAAGCAAAAGCAATTGGACAGGGAAATTCATTATTAAACATTAGGGAAAATTTAATGAATGTAATAGAAGCTGGTAGAGAAGGTTTTGATACAACCAGATTTAAAAAACTCGATAAAAGAGAAAAAAAATGGATAAGTAGTTTAGAAGGTAAATATAATCGTTTAGTCTCAGATTATGCTAGTTCCTATAAAAATTTTTTAATAGAACATCGAGAACTAGAAGGACAAGTTGCTACTTGTAAAGCACATTGTTTAGAAAAATATAATACAAACGTAAATGATTATGCCAATAAACGATTATCGTGTGCTGCTGGTTGTCAAATTAAAGGACCGTTCATAGCTGAATGTAAAGATACTTATACTGGAATGAAAAATCAACTTAATAAAAAGTGTGGTAATATTACACCCGGTAAATGTTCTGGCGGAAATGTAACTGTAGGACAAGATAATTATGTAAGTGCTAGTAATTATTCCGACAGGGCAGGAAAAACAATTAAAGATGGTTGTTGTGAATGTGGTGGTGGCACTGGCGGAAGACCTTCTGCTGAAATTAATGGTAATAACGTAAAAAGGTGCGATGATATATATAAAGCATTTGGATTAGAAAAGGGTTCTGGTGCGGATTTCGCTTATAGACAAGCTTGTCATGGAGCAAGTAAAATTGAAACAGGTCGAACATCTAATTTTTATAAAAAATATAATATGATACAAGCTAAAAATGGTAAAATAACAGGCGAAGCACAAAAACTATATAATACTATCGACCATTTAGAAAATGTTGATAAAAAAATAAAAACATCGACTGTTGATTCAGAAACACAACTTTCCAGTGATTTGAAAAGTTTTGAAGAAAAATATGCTATGTTACAAGAGCTTGGTGGCAAATATAAAGGAGGACAAGATCCGACGATTGAAGCTCAAAGAAAATCTATTTTATTAAAAAAACAATCTGAAGAAATGAGTTTTTATTTTATGAGTATTTTAGCAATTGTTTTAGTAGTAACAACAATTATTAATTTTAGAAGACCTATTTAAATATATATTAATTTTTTATCATTAGTTAATATATAAATGTCAGTTCAAAGTGGTCAAGACAATTACAATAAAAACACCCGCCCTGCTAAATTAGCAGAAAAACATGAAAATACGATTAAACAAATCAAAGAATTACAAGAACTTGAAAGATACATGTTTGCTAATTTACAAGGAATTAATAAATCTTCACCAGATGCTAATGAACAGGAAGAAAGAATTCGCCGAAGAATTCAAGAGTTAGTAACTATAAGACAAAACTTATTCGGTAAATTAAGAGGTATGTATACATCAACTCAAATAAATGTAACAAAAAGTCGTGAAGACTTGGCAGATCAAATTGCCGTAGGTAAAACTATGGAAGATGAATTAAAAAATACAGAAGAACAATTAGAAGTTTTAAGAGCAGAAAGAGCTAACAAAATGAAAATGGTTGAAATCGGTCAATATGAATATGAAAGATATAATGAATTGAGAGGTATTATGAAAAATATTGTTTATGGTATTTTTATTGTTTTAATTATCTCATTTTTAATGAGACAACCGTGGTTCCCTAGAATTGTTGGCGTTGCTTTGATCGCTCTTGTTATTGTTGGAACTATAGTTACTGTTGCTGGTAGAGTTTACTACAACATGAGAAGAAATGATAGAAACTATGCAAGATTAGACCAAGAATATGGCGGAAGATTTAACAAAATTGAAATTCCACAACAAGGTGCTGTTGGTGAACAAAAAGGATTATTATCAATGTTAACTTGTGCTAATGCTTCTTCGGCATATAGTAATACGGTAGCCGCTGCTAAAAGCGCGGCTGCTAATCAAGCACAACAAGATGGATTTACTGTAATGGGTAGTTTAGCAGCTCATGATGGAAGTTCATCTAGATTTAGTTATTTGAATTAAAATCTTAACATTATACAACTATGAGCGAACAACAACGAGATAGAAAAATTTTAGCAAAAGAAGAATATGATGCTGCTTTATCAAATAAAACTGGAGCTCCAGCTCGTTTTTATAGAGCCGAAAGAAATTATCATAGACTTCATGATAAGATGCCTCAATTAAATAAAATTTTAAAAAAAAGACACAGTGAAGAAGCAGATGGTATTGTTGATGGTTGGGATACTATTTTTAATGATTATTATGAAGACATTGAAAGTTTAATTAATTATTATGAATCACAGTATGCTTATGTTCCACAATTAAAGGATATGAATGTTATTTATAAAGAAAAAAATAAAACTTTATACTCTGACTTAAAAAAAGCTGTAAATAAATCAAATATAGATATTAGACTTACTAATTATTATAATGATACAAGCGACTATCAAAGAATTATCAATGAATATTTAAAAGTATTTTATTGGATTATTTTTGCCGTTTTCATTATAATGTTTATTTTTATGGGTGGATGGAGAAACATAAAAACGTATGCTTTTATAATAACTTTAATTGCTTTCCCTATATTTTTGATAAATCCTTTGATAGGTTTTGTTTTTTCTAAAATGCAACACGTTGCTATTGATTATTTTTACCTTGGTATTGGTGCTTTAATAATTTTTGTATTTTCTTTCTTATCTTATTTCAATAACCTAGCTTTATCTTCACTAAAAAAACCAGTTGAATAAATTATAATTAAAAAATGTTATAATTTATTTATTACGCTTCATCATCATATTCTTCATCATCAAATCCATCATATATTATTTTCCACCCTTTATAATGTTTTCCAGCATTTTGATTATTTTGTTTTTCATATTCTCTATCCAAATAACCTATCAATTCTGTCATAGGTGGAACTTTTGTGTTTGGTCCTTGATTAATTCTCCACCATTGTTGAAATTCCGTCTTTACAGCTGTTTTCAACACTTTATCTTGATTATTTTCAGTTATATCTATCTTATCTTTCATAAATCTAGACAAATAATCTTCGCGCTGACGATAATTTTCACTTGCCGATGTAACTTTTTCACAATCAGTAACCAATCCCATTTTTTCTTGTGCTATTTCTATTAACATACTTAACATAAATGGAGCCCAAGTATCAAACCTTTCTTCTAGATATTTATCCATTGGAAATTGTTTATCTGCTTTTACTTCTGATATTTTCTTACCTCCTTGTGTATCTATAAATTTAGATTCAAAATCTACCTTTCTTATTCTTCTCCAAGTTCCTCCATCATTTGATGTTATTATTGGCATCTCATTTAAACAACAAACCAATGAAAATTGTGGTTGAAATGTTATTGGATCATGAAACAATCTTCTTCCCGTTAATGGATCTTTTCCTGTCAATTGCTTCATTACACCATCATTGATTTTATCGCCCTTTGTTGATTCTTGCATACAAGCATAACGAATACCTTTTAAATTGGCTATTTCCGGTGATGCTACGCCTATGTTTGTTCTATTTCCCATTATTAATGTGATTGGAACTGATATATCAGCATAATCACCCATTACTTTTTTCATAAATGTAACCAATACGGATTTTCCATTTGAACCATTTCCATTATAAATATTAAATGTTTGATTACTATTCGTTCCTATTACAGCAGTTGCTAAATGCTCCCACATATATTGCCTTAAAGGTTCATTTACAAATAGTTGCTCCATAAATGTATTGATTTCATTCACAGTTTTAGTGTGTTCTTCATTATCATAATCTATTTTTACATAATCTAATTTTGTCGATAATGATATATAATCTTCAGGACAACCCGGTCTAAAAATCCCTTTATATTTCGTAACTGTTGTATATTTATTATTTTTAAATTCTTGAACGTCATATGGCTCACCCTTAAAATCATAAATACCGTTATTACATCCCAATTTATACGGGTCTGAATCTAACTTTTCTAATAAATACTCATCTCTAAATTCATCTTTACACTCCTTCATTATATTTTGTTTATGAGTTGTCCTTCTACATTTAATAGCAATTTCATTATATATAGTTGTGTTTTGTGTCAGCTCTTCTATTTTTTGTGTATCTACATTGTTTTGGGTTTGATTTGGATGTTGTGTTCCTTCTGTTGTTGCCTGTAATAATACTCTTAATTGTGCAAATACTTCCTTCTCTTTTTTAATATATAATTGTGACATTGTCTTTGATATTTCTCTCCTTAAAGAAGTCCCTGATTCATTTTCACACCATACGTGTTTTGTATACTTACCTCTCTTTCCAAATTCCCACCATTCTCCACTCTTTTTCAAATTTACACAAGCAAATCTATCTTTATACATTAAATGAGCTAATCTTGCCAAATCATATTCTGTGCCTTTTCCAAATAGCGTATCGTGAATATATTTATCAATTGTTTCTTTCCATATCTTTTCATATTCTTCTGGATTTTCGGACTTAGCCCAATATTTAATCGAACCCAGTGTTAATGATTTCTTTTTATTTTTTTTAAAATGGTCCCATCTATTTGGTATATCAGTTCCACAATCATCCCAATCAAAATTATCAGATTTTGAAGAAAACGCAATCCAAGACAATATTGAAATATTGCTTGTATGTTGTAATGCCATACCAACCTTTAACCATTTGTCATATGGTTTATAATAATCTTCTCCTAATAACATCGTATATTTATGAGCGTTTATTATTTGTTGGTTTCCTGAATCAAGTATAAATGCTTGTATTGCCAAATTTAAATCTTCAATACTTTTTATATTATCCAATTGGTTTGTTGCCATATATAACTCAAATTTTGTATCTTCTTCTTCCAAAGACATATAATTTGTTTGATTTGCTATATTATTCAATTGTTTTGTTGCTTCTTCTTCTATTTTTTTCCATTCTTCCATCATAGCTTCGTTTATTGTAGTTCCAGACCAATGACTACAATTTCTTATTGAAAACATTTGTAGTATTTTCTTTTTTTCTTTGAATTTTTTTAATTGTTCTTCCTCAGCATCTTTTAAATCAAATGTTTTCCCTTCTTCGTCATATTCACACTTATATAAATAAGTTAATTTATAAGGTTCGCCCCCTGGTTTTTTAGAACCATATAGTTGCCATCCGGTTTCACCTGTAGATATAGTTTCATCTAATATATCTTCATAATTATTTACTAATAAATTTTCATCGTCGTCATCATCTCTTAAGTCGCTTAATACATCATCTATAGTTTCTAATACCATTGCTCTTAACATTTTCTGCATATCGTGTCTCATTTTTAAACCAATTATCATATGAATACCATCTTTTGCTGTATATTCTTTACCATCCGATGTTTTTCCTGGAGTAGGCAATATATTTATTTTATCTTTCTCAAATACATAAATATTAATAGACCTTGTATCGTCTGTAATTTTAATCAAATCTTTCAATTTATCACAATAACAACCGACGAGATCTTCAATATGAACTTGACTATGACATCTTTCAGTAACACCGTTATATCTAAAATCTAAATCTATTAAGATTGGACCACCGTTTTCCCTATCTTGTATTTCAGTTAAATATTCTGGCAATCCTTTTTTTATAACTTTATCATAGTATAATTTATAAAATGTATCAAGACTCTTTTTATCATTCATTACATAAGCACCGCCGTATACATTCAAATTTTTTGCGCCTATTCTAGTATGTGTTATTTTTTCACCTGGAAATTTTGTTGATTTCCTTGTAGATAAAAATTCTTGGAGAGTTCCAAACTCCGCTTTCTTCTTAGCTTTCGTACTTTTATTTTCATTTTCATCGTTCATTGGCATTATTACGTATATTACTCGAACATTATTTTAAATCAATTTTTATATTTTTTAAAATATCAAAATATCCATCTTTTTAGTTTCACGCATTATTTTACGTTAGAAATATTTATATAAAAAGTATTTATAGACATATTTCTAAAATATTATATATAATGACATCGGTCGTATCATCTTCTAATTTATCAAATAATTTAAAAAGGCTCTTGAGAGATGTAAGAAAAATCATAAAAAATCCTCTTACTAATCACGGTATTTATTACGTTCACGATACTAATGATTGTAGAAAAGGATATGCTATGATTATTGGTCCAAGCGATACTTTATACAGACACGGATTTTATTTCTTTGAATTCAATTTTCCAAGTGAATATCCTTATGTTCCACCCAAAGTTACATATTTAACTAATGGTGAAAATATTAGATTTAATCCCAATTTATATAGAAATGGAAAAGTTTGCTTGTCTATTATAAATACTTGGAAAGGCGAAGGATGGACTTCTTGTCAAAATATTTCATCTGTATTGTTGACTATAGTTGCTCACGTTTTTAATAATGAACCAATTTTAAATGAACCAGGTGTAACAAAAAGACATCCATCTTTTAAGACATATCATCAAATTTTAAGATGGGGTAATTATAAAGTTGCTTTCCATGATGTAATCAAAAATGGCGTTCTGCCCTCAGCGGATTATAACAAATTTTTCTATAAATATATCGATGAATATGTAAAAGAAAATAATAAATTAATTTTAAGTGACTTAGAAAAACTAGTAAAAGATAATCCTGAAAAGCAATGGATAAAATGTAGTATATATAATATGAAAAGTCTTGTTGATTATGGAGAAATTGAAAAAAATATAAAGGTGTTAATTAACGATAAATTGAATTTAAATAATAAATGAGTATATATATATAATAATCATGCACTTTTGTATCAAATGCGGAAATATGTATTACATTCAAATTCAAGAAGAGACAGAAGAATTAATTTATAGTTGTAGAAAATGCGGTCATAAAAATGAAGAGCTTGTAAATCAATTGGATAATTTATGTGTATCAAAAACAGATATGAAAAAAGATACATCGTCCGTAGATAATATTATAAATCAATATACAAAATTAGACCCTACATTACCAAGAATTACAAATATAGATTGTCCTAATAAAGAATGTCCTTCTAACATACAAGATGATGGAGCAATTGAAAGTAAGGACGGCGATAACCCTAAAAAAGCAAAAAAGGAAAAGGAGATAGTTTACATCCGGTATGATGACACTAATATGAAATTTATATATTTATGTTGCGTATGCGACCACGCTTGGAAAATTAAACAGAAATAAATTGATTTAAAAATATAATATATTATAATTTTAAATATGAGTGATTTTAGCGAAGACAAACCTAATGTTAATGTAGAAGACGTTAATATTCCTGAAGAAGAAAAAATAGAAGAAATGTCTTTTAAGGAGCCACAGCCCAATGAAGATTATGATGAATCTAGTGAAGATGAAGATGAAGATTTTAAAAAATTTGATTTAGATATAAAAAATAATAGACTTATGGACTATCATCCCGAAATGAAACAAATATCATATGAAGAAATGATAACTTTATCTACTGTTGTAAGGGATAAAAATGGAATTATTATTGATCCATTACATAAAACATTGCCTATATTAACAAGATACGAACAGGCAAAAATCATTGGTTTAAGAGCAAAACAAATTAATTCTGGTTCAAATCCTTTAATAGATATTCCTGATTCTATGATAGATGGTATTACAATAGCACAAGAAGAATTTAAACAAAAAAAGATGCCTTTTATTATAAGAAGACCTTTACCTGACGGTAGTTCGGAATATTGGAAAATTGAAGACCTTGAAATACTTGAAGTTTAAATAATTAAAACTTTTTTAATTCTAAAAATACACTGTTTTTCTCTCCCCATCGGTATAAAATATAAATTTTATATTAAAATATATATTTTATCGTGTAGGTCTGCTTTGGTTCTTTGCCAACATAGTATAAATTTCTTTTTGTGTCATCTGTGCGGCATTTGGAAATAATGGACCGGCTAATGGAAAATTTGTTACTTGCCCTATAGCATTACAAGTGTCATTTAATGGTTTGTATAGTTTTGGATTATTGGTGCCATTGCTCCATCTACCATATGGGAACGCATTATTTTGACAAACAAATACAAATAAAAACTCGCTCATATTAGACCTAACTACAACATTTTCCCATTCAATAACAGCTCGTATCTTATATCTATAATTTGTATATCTTATAGCAGTTGTATCAATATATTCTGCTCTATCTGATGTTCCAATTACATTATATTCTGGTTCTCCTGTTATAAATGTTAATCGCAGTATTTCAAAAGTAACTTTTGTTGCGTATCTTGTTAATGTTGGATCAGCAAAATCATATAATGTTTTTCCTTCTTCTTCAACACTCCAACTAAGATTTACTTCATTATCATTGGCTATTGAATATGATATATTTATAGGTGGAGTAACTTTAATTGTTCTTGCCGTAATTGTTCCTACGTTTGTTTCCGCGAATAAATCATTTTCAGCGATACGCATTTTTATATCTACTTGACCTTGATGGTCATTACTTGTCAAAGACATTATACCGCCATTTAATGTTCCGTCTATATCTGTAAAAGAAATACTACCAATTGATTTATATTCTAATGTAGATAATTGAATTTCTCCAAATCCATATTGCCAATATGCTTGTTTTGGATTTATAGGTTGATTTCTATAATATATAACTGTTTTATCAAGAGGTAATCTTATTGATACATATGAATTTTCAGTACCTTGTGGATATGTTCTGCTATATTGTGCTAATATTTCACCATTTTCATCTTTTAATTCATTAGCGTAATTAGTATTTCCATCATAAAAAGTAATTTTTTGACCGAAATTACTTGGATCACTTGTATCTATATATATAACATCGCCTTGTTTTGAAATAATAGGATTTTGATAATTAAACTCTGTTAATTCTGTAGCACCAGATGCCGCTTCTTTTATTATAAACTGATCATTTGAAAATATACCAGTATAATTAAACGTAACAAATGTTGCTATACTCGCTACTATAGTTGCTTCTAGTTTTAATACCTCTGTAATATCACTTAATCTTCTTGGTAAAATTTGTACGATGTCACTGAAATTTGGATTCTGAAAATCAAATATATCTATTAATACTTTATTTGTATTGATATAAATATTAGCAATATTAACTTGAATTGGTGGTATATTTTCAATTTCATTATAATAAAAATTATCAGCTATTGTAGATATTTTTACTTCGAATTCATCTACATCACCTGTTAAACCATATGATTCTGATATAAAACTTGGTTCTGTTCTATTACCAATTAAATCTCTTTGAGGATAAGCAATCTGGTCGGGCATATCAATTAAATGAGGATATTGATTCGCAAATAAAAAATATATTGTTACATCATTTGGAAGCATATCAATCCTACCCTCCGGTAAAATTTTTATAAAAAATTCAGTAGAACCACCTAATTCAATTGTTGCTAATTCTAAACCAAACCTATTTACTACTTTAAAATCAATAATATTAAAAGACAATACATATATATCACCATCAATAGATGTTCTTACATTCACAATATAGAATGTTCTGCCCGCAATTATTTTCACACGCTCGTTATATGTTCTGTAAAACGGATCATCCGAAGCCATTAATATTGGTATTAATCCATTTTCTTTTGGTTCAGTTGCCTTAACATTAAAATTCCATGTTCCTCTATCCCCTTCTGGTATTACCAATGGATCTGATAATACTTGTAACCATGATGGTTTTGCTTCTGTATATATAGTTATTTTTGCTTTTGGTGTAAATAATGGTGTAAAAGTTACATCAGTTATTTCATTTTTTATTGTAGCACATTTAAAATCATATCTAGACATATATAACGGATTTCTAATTTTAATTAGTGGATTATCATTTTCATTTGGACTCCATATATCTGTTAAATTTAAAAATCCAAAATAAAATTCCCATACTAAATTACCTGGAAATTCCGTATAATGGATTAAACCTGTTTCTTGATTAAAAGAAGTTTCATCTAAACCCATTCTCTGGTCGTCTTGTAATCCTACTGTTGTTCCCCCATATTTACTAGCTTTCAATGGATAATAAAATGTACCTGCTCCTTCTCTTACTTTAAACATCACAACATTAAAACAACTCATACCTGGTTCTCTTGGATCATCGTCAATTAATTCTCCAAGAAATTCTTTTATATAACTTGTTTGTATAAATCCAAATTTGAAATTTACTATTTTGCGGTCATTAAACCATTCTGGTGCCATCGATGCTGTAAATATTTCTTTTTTTATATAAGCTTTTGGTATTAATTCATCTTTCCATTGTACTAATTTAAAATAAAATTTTGATGTTAATGGAAAGCCATCCCAATGCATATTAAAATTTAAACACCTAGTCTCTACGCCTATACCTGATGAATTTGAATATGAACCTATCATAGTGGTGGCCATAATATTATATTATAATTATAAAATAAAATATTAATCACACGTATTTGGATATCTATAATTTTTACTAGGATCTGTTGCTCTTGGATCTAATGAAGCCGGTTTAGGTCTTAATCTTTTCGCATATCTAAAATTTTTCATCATTGTAGATACTCTATTCTTATAATTTTGTAGCTCTTGTGATTTTGTAATAGAACTTTCATTTTCAGGACAATTACACAAACCTTCATTATCTAATATTACAACTGGCAGTGGTACATATGGAGATTGTGTAAATAATGTTCCGTATTGATATTTTGTTACTTTATCATAATCTTCAATCATTTCATTTCCGGAAGGATCCATTGTTATATTCCAATATGGATTTCTATTATATATATTATTTGATATATCCGAATAATAATTAGGAACAGAATTACGAACTATTTCATAAGACCATCTTGCTAAATATGGAATGTTATTTAATTGGTCTGAAAAAGGAATATGTCCTGATATATCTAAACCTTGTAAATCATTATAAGACGGTGAATCCCATATTTCATCTTTATTAAAAATTACACTAGAAGCATCCATAAAATTTCCACCACTTATATCGATTGATATTTTTTTCTTTAAAGCTCCTTTTATTTGATATCCATATTCTCCATTACTAGCATCTTTAAAATAAACATTATACAGACCTTTATCAAAATTTTCTTGTATTTCATATAAAACTGGTGCTCCATATATTCTTTGATCTGTCATTCCATAAAAATTTTCTGGTATTGTCCATCCAGAAATATCATTATGTCTTTTTTCATTATTTGGTGACCATAAATAATAACATATATCAATACTTGATACATCTTGTAATCCTGCCAATTGTTCGTATATGTTTCTAGATAAATCCATTAATTCCCGTCCAGCTATTGATAATTTTATTTTTTCATCTCCATCATATAATCCTGTATTTAAATGTTCTATTAATGGTTTTAATGGGTCATATAATATTGGTGGTATATCTATTTCTACAGCACTTACATCAAAATCAATATAATCTGGTCTTTGTCTATCCAAAGCACTATAAGCAGAATTTACAACTCTATAGTTCCATGCTAATACCCATTTTCCAAATATTAATTGTTCCTTTGTTATACTGTAAACATTATATGGTATTGATGGTAATATATTTACTTCATGGTATGGGTTGGATGATACTATTGTATATGATATATCATATACATCATCTTCCCATAGATGATAATCTTTTATATCTTCTACTTTGCTATAATTACCAGGTAATTTTGTTGAATTTGGATACCAAGCATATATGTAATACGTTACTGTTGTTTCAAAGTCATTTTGAACCCAATAACGTTCTAAATTTACTAATAATGGATATACTATTTTATCATAAGGAAAAGTAACAATCATTTCTTTCCTAACACGATTATATGAAACATCCAAAAATTGCGTTGGATAAAAAGGTTTTGGCGGAATAAATTCAGTCGGTATAGAATATAGTTTTGCATATTTATAGAAATGTTCAAATGGATAATCTTCATTTTTTGCTATATATGAACTACCGTCAGCATTAAATCCTATTTGCCAATCTGCTACACGTTGAACTTCATTTGCATACTCGGATTGAATAATCGAACTTTCCAATATTACATCATTTGAAGGGTCATAAATTGTATATTCCCATCTAGATATATAGGGAACATATAAACCATTTGATACATAATTTTGACTTTCATAAAAAGCTGGTTCTGTATCTTCTTCATCAAAATCCTGTGGAACAAATGTATTTAATACAACTGTTGTATTTGATAAATCAGTTATTTTTGTTTGTGTGTTTGATATATCTGGAAAAAGAAATCTTGCTGTTACAGGTCTTTGAACTATTGGATTATCTGATATATCATATGCTTGTCCTATTGTCGTAATTTGGTCTAATGTTACCCCCCAATCAGGTAAATCAAATATTTTTTCACCATTTAAATAAATAATTACATCCATTTGACCCGTTTGTGGTATAGTGTTTAATACTCCTCTTGTAGGTGTATATGTGAAATGATATCTTAATGTATTATCTTGTTCTTCTTGTAATCTATATCTAACATAATGCTGTTGGTTTGTTCTTAACGCAGGATCATAAGGAGGTTTGTATATAAATCCTTCTTGTTTAAATGTATCCGCTCCTATATCATCCATCCATTTTGTATCCGCTCCATTTCCATTTATACCTATATGAAAATTGTCTCTATACATTTCCAAGTCTGTTGTTTCTGTAGCATTTGTAGGACTATTACTAAATCCCCAAAATGCTTGATTACTACTCAAATCAATTGATTGTGATATTGAAATACTATTACCCATATTATCATGAATATCGCAGTAGTAAAATATTGTCATTGGTATTGTCTGTGGAACTTTAAATGTTATTATATTTCCATCCGCACTTGTTGTAATTCCAGTAGTCCATTCATCACCATCACTTGCTGTTCCAAACTTAAATGGATGTGTTGTTGTAAACGAACTAACATCAAACGTATATGTATTTCCTGTAATAAAGTTTAAAATTGGATTTTCATTTCCATCTATATAATATTTTCCTCCTGCTGCTGTTACAACATGATTTATCGTGACTGCTGTTCCTGGTATGAAGAACTCTATCATAAAATCATTCGCACATATATCTTGTGAATCAAATTGTATTACCTGTGATATATCAAATGCTGCTGATTTTACATTTGGATCTCCGCTTGATATATCTATTGGATGATACTTATAATTGTAAACTCTATTAAGAGATATATCATGTAAAGTAACTTTCCTATATTGAATACCCGGTTCACCACCAAACCCCCAATCATATATTGCACCAGATGAATCACTATTGTCATTTCCTAACCATACTCTTTGCATTGGTATAATCTGTGTAGTATCAATATATTCTACGGGTGTTTGTTGTATTCTTAAATCTTCTTCTCCTATAAAATCTTTGGGTAATTCCCATCTTTTTATACCCGATAATAATTGGGTATGTTCATAATTAGGAGACCATAGAAGAAAGTTAAAAGTTATTAATGTATCGTCTGATAATAGCCCTTTATAATATGTATTCCATGTTCTAATTAATCCTGTTATATCATTATTTGATATTTCTAATGTCATTCTTGTTAAATCGTCTGGAACTTTAAATATTGGTTCAACGTTGTCATACAAAAATTCATTATATCCTATATCAAAATAAGTTGGTTCAGCAAAGTAATCTACACCTGGAATTAATGGATATGCTCTTGATTTTGGATTTATAAAACTATGTTGAACTGTATAACTCCATATACCTATATATCTTCCTGGTAATAAAGTAGTTTCTCTTATACCAGTATCTGGTATATCTACATATAAAACTGGTGGCAACATTTGTGCACCAATTGGTGAAACATTAAATGATAAATCATAACTTGTAAATGCATTCGCTGATATATCTACTAATGGATCATTTTGGTCTCTATCTGAACGATTTTTGGGTTTTATTACATAAAATTGAAATGATATTTGACAACCTAAATCAGTATTGTATACTACGTTTCTTGATAAATCTTCGATTTCATTTACATTCACTGATAATCTTAAATTTTTATAATATGTTTTCGGTGCGTTTGGATATTCTATTCTACGATATGTCATTATTATTGGCTTTGGTTTGTATATTTTACCATAGTCTGTAAAATCAAAATAAGTATATGGACTTATACCATTGTTATATGATATATCTAAAAAACTTACATTTCTTGGGTCATATCTATTTGATTTGTCGTATCTGTATATGTGATATTCAAAGCTCCAACGAATATAATATTCATTGTCTGATATATCTATTATTTTATCTTTTGACGCAGGAAATTCTTCTCTTGATTTCCAGTTTGTAAACCATCCATTCCCTCGTGGAACATTAACATATGAACGTATAGCGGATATGATTTTAAATCGGTTAAGTATGGTCTCAATATTTGTACATCATCTGGTGTATACTCTTCATAACCTATCCATGTCGTTTCATTTACTCGTATATCTGCTTGTGCTCTATTTTCTATTAATAAACTAGCGTTGCCCCCACTAGCATCTTTATACGCCCAATCTCCTCTATCTTGTAAAGGCACATCAAAAAAATCATAATTTGAATCTGGAAATACATTATATTTTATCGGATTATCATTTAATATATGCACCTCATCAGCAGATATATCAACAAATCTATCATTATATGGATAAAATGACGAATTAAAATCCCGGGTTTGTTCATTATTAGTAATTATGCTTATATCTATCGAAGTCCCCAATACAGGTGAAACTAGATATAGATATAAAGTTTTAGGTGATTTTTCATCAGGTGTAATTTCTATATATGAACCCGATTCACCTTGACTATTTCCAACCAATGTTATATTTCTCCTATATTCTTCGCCTCCAACATTTACTCCTTCATTTACTAAACTAAATTGCATTGGATAATCTTTAAATAACGGATCACTAATATCAAATCTATATGTATTTCCCTGAACCATAACACGATTGAATTCAAGCACTGAATTAATAATACTAAAAAAATTTAAATGACCCAACCATTCAAAACCCGACACAATTACCAACTGCTTTATTTGAACAATATATGTTTCAGTTGTTTTATTTTCAATAATCTCATTTGTATATTCTGGATTAATTAAAAGAGTATTTCCACTTGAATCTATTACTGTTTGACTTTGACTATCTTTAAAAACATATATTTTTAATGTAGTATTGATTATTTGATTGTGTTCGTATGGATGTATATAGATATCTCCCGCCATTGTTTTGAAACGTGGTGTTTCTCTATCTGGTCTAAATCTTGAAACAAAATTATTTGATAAATCTTCAATCGATTCGGAAGGTATTGTTACTTTTAATCGTTGATTTATATATTGTATTATTGGTTTTCTTTTTGGTTTAAATTGTTTAAATGCATTTATATTAGAAAAATTGCTTATATCAGTTCCATTATTTGCTATTGTTAAATGTCTCCATTTCCAAGGCTGCCAATTATTTTCCAATACTCTTGTTCCAACCCAAGGACCTATATCATCATCAATTGTTTCTTGATCTATTTTTATACCAGGTGTAAATAATGGAAATGTTCCTGTTATTGGTATTCTTCTTGGAGTATAATTTGTAAGATTATTTGTATCATTCCAATCGTCAAATACAAATTCACCTGCTCCCATTATTCTATATGTATAAAAAGCATATACATTACCAAATTTTGGTTCGATTATATTTATTTGGTCGTTCATTGGCATACCGCCAACAGGCGGTGCTAATTTATATATAGTTAAATAATTTGAAGAAGTATCAGCTGTAAAATCTGTTGTAAAATTGTGTGTATATAATTTAAAACCGTCTATGTCATCCGCCGGATTACCTATTAATGTATTGTTTGATGTCTGTTCGACACTTAGTAATGGATACACATTTGTTTGGTGACAATTTAATTGTCCTGTATTTTCATCTGCTATTTGAGTTAAATTTGGAAAAAATGAAATTATTTGACCATTGTCGTGAAACCACGGATCATTTATTTCTTGCCAAACATAAATATAGTATTCACAGTTACCGTAAGAAGGACTTCTATTTTCTCTTGTTAAATTATTATTTGTAGTTTCTGGTGCATTATGTCCTGTATTTTCAAAAATTTTAGTATCTAAATTTTCTTTACACTGTTTTATTCCAGATATGTCAATAGCAGGTATTTTTATATTTATATAATCTAAACCTCCCATGTAGTCGTCGTCTTCTGTAGAAAACCAAAATGTTTCTTTTATATATTCATTTTTTTTCTTTAAATACATGGTGTATTTATTTGACCCACCATCAGAACTTTTATTTACTACTGTCATCAATTCTTGTACTTCGACATAAAAAACTGCTTCACCCATTTCGCTATCTAAATGTTCTGTTGCTATTCCTGTTTTAAAATAAAACCCTATTAATTTTGGATATTTAAGTGTTCTTTTTTTCGCATCTATTAATGATATATTACTTATTGTGCTTTCTTCTAATCCACCACTTAATATTTGATTTTCAAATTCTACGTATGGATAATCAGTATTATATGTTATTTCTGGCTTATTCAGACTCTGATAAAAAAATGGATTATTATATTCTATTGTATCTGTCATTCTTATATATATATATTTAAATAATAGATATATATTTAAAATCTCCACTTATTTCCACAATTTAAACAAGATACAAATGTTGTAATTGGTTCATCAGCCGATCTTGTTTGTTGTTGATAATAAGTGCATTTATTTTTTTTACATTTAAAACATTTAAATTCATCTGTAGCAAGTAGTTCATCTTCTTTTCCAAAATTTTTATCTCTATTTATTTTTGCTTTAATTAAATCTTGCCATATTTTTGGATTCAATTCTTGATGAGTTAAACCAGCAATATTTTTTGTTTTCAATTTTCCATCTTTTATTTTCTTTAATATTTTTCTCGCATTTTTATTATGTTTAACATCTAAATTACATATCATACTTCTAAATTTATCTGTATATAATTGAACGAAATATTTGTTGTCCCATTTTTTCACTATTTTTTTATCATCGCTGGAACGTATAGCATAATTATATACTCCTTTTTCAAGGTTTATTATTTGATTTTCATTTAAATCTTTGAACCGTTCTTTTAACTTAAGAACGACATTATCTCTAAATTCTTTTCCATTTACCACTTTCATTATTTAATTAAATTAATATTTATTTATATTATTTCAATTTTTTATATTTAATCTGATACATAATCCTCTTCAGATAATTCTGATCCAGCTTCATCTTCGCCACTTTCATATTCAAGTTCGTCCGAATCTTCTTCTTCTTCTGTTTCATCTGAATCGGCACTTTCAACATCTTCCAACGTTTCTTCTTCAAGACCTTCTTCAAGACCTTCTTCATCATCATCGTCGTCATCATCGTTGTCTTCTTCTGGTATATAATCTCCATCATCTTCACCAGAATCTACAACAAAGCCCTCTTCTTTTGAATATCCTTCTTTTGTTTTTAAATGTTCTGGTATTTCTTCCTCGGAACTATAACTATCATCTTCTCCTAATTCTTCAAAGCCACCAAATAATTTTTCATAACATTTTTCCCATTCATCAACTGTTAAGTCAAAAATTTCTGTAGAACTTCCTATATCCATATGGTCATGCATAATACACAACATACTCCCATAATATAGTTCTTTATCCACTGGTGGTGGTAAATCATATTTATTTATTGTACTTTCTCTACCATTATTTTTGGCATACAATGTAATATATTTATTTCCTACCGACCAACTTGCTCTCCAAGCAAAATGATTATCATTTCTAAAACCTGCCTTTTTATATAAACTGGATACTTCTACACTATTCAAATTGGTGTTTTTTAACTCACCTGTTTTTTGAATGACTAAAATTTTTACCATTTTATACCAATAATGAAAAGGGTTTAAATAGTTTATTTAATAATTATTTAAGATGTTCATTTATTATCTGAAAGAAATTGACTTTTCAAAATTAAATATTAAAAAGCTTATTGATAAGCTTAAAAAAAAATTAATATTTAGAGAAAATGAAAACGTTGAAATCATTACACCACACGATATTATTTATATAAAAGATGATGAATATTTCAAGAAAAAAATTAATTATAGCAATGATTGTAGTATGATAAAAAATTATGGTTATTCTCATGATCTTACATTGTTTAAACAATCGCAGAGATTTTTTTATACAAAGGAACCGGTATATAACATTCCAATTAAACACAAACATTTAATTATAAAAAATTTAAAATTTTATTTATCAAAGGAATCTAAAACTTGCATTGTAATTGAATTTTGCAATGATGTATTTAATGATCTCTATTTTTCCTCGGACCAAAATGAAAATAATCATTCTTTAAAAGATGATATTAGTTATTTTGCTCAATTGATTGTATAAACAATATATATTATGTTTTTATGGATATTACAGACGACAGTTATTTCTATAGTTTTAATCGCATCCATTCATTATATATTTGTGTTTTTCAAAGAAAATTTGACTATTCCAAAAACAAAAGATTTAGTAAATAAACCAGCACAAAATTATAAAAAAATGTTAAATATTAAAGAAAAAACGGAAACTAACACAGATAGTATGAAGTCAGAATTAAAAGAATATATCAAAAATTTAGTACCAAAAAATAATATAAGTGAAAGTCCACCTTTAAAAAAAGAAAATACTATTGACAACCAAGGAAACTTTTTTCAAGGAAACCAACAATATAGTAGTTACTAAATAGCTTAAAAAGATATTATTTATTAATACTAATGAGACTGAATTACAATAAAATTTTATCGAACTTTCCTGAGATAGAACTTTCTTATGAAAAAAACATGTATAAGAAAACTCTATCTGTTGATTTTTATTTAGCAATTCCAAAAGGAAGAAAATATTTTGCTTGGTTTCACTATTACAAAAATGAACCTGTTTGTTATTTAATGTGTTTAAACAGAAATAAACGTACTCTTGATAATATAACAATAACTTCTTGTTGTTTTGATAAATCTTTATGTATTGGCAAAGGAACTATTTTATATGGAACTATATTTTTCATTAAAAATCATAAGTTTTTTAATATAGAAGATATTCATTACTTTAAAAATAATTATTGTAGTATTTATAACCAAGGTGATAAATTAAATTTATTTAAAAGTATTTGTTCTAATTATATTAAACCCGTATCGTTTACTAAAAACGACACCATATTTGGTATGCCCGTTATGGCACAATACGAAAATCATTTAATAGAGGCTTTAAAAATAATTCCTTATGATATATTTTTTATACAAGGAAGAAGGATGAATGGTAAAAACATTTTTTATAATAAAAAGTGTTATATTGAAAAAGAAATATATGCCAATTTTCTTATTAGACCAGATGTTAAAAATGATATTTATGAACTGTATTATCTAAATAATATTGATGAACTTGTAAAATATGATTATGCGTATATCGATTCTTATAATCGTAGTGTATTTATGAATAAAATTTTTAGAAATATTAAAGAAAATCAAAACTTAGATGCTCTTGAAGAAAGTGATGATGAAGAAGAATTTGAAAATATTAATGAAGATAAATTTGTTTATTTAGAAAGAGAATTTGTATTTAAATGCAAATATCTTAAAAATTTTAATATGTGGGTTCCCACTAAATTAGATAAAGATGCGTTAATTTCTAAAAATTCTAATTTAATTATAAAAAAAAATAAGAATTAATATATATAATGTCTGTTGATTCGAAATTACTTAAGAACACACAAAATAGTTTTCAATGGTTCCAGAATGCTAAAAAACAAGTTGGAGGAAAAGGCAGAGGATACGGTGTAAATTTTTCTTCATTAAATAATGATGCTAATTCTGGAATGGGTTATAATAGAGCAACTGGTTTAGCATATAATCAATGCGGTCAATCTGGTGGAAATGGTTACGGTTTTACCGAACAAGGTGCTGCTGCTTCACAAGCATTTAGAGGCAGTTATACTCCTATTACTACTTATTCTAAAGCAAAACAATGCGGTGGAAAAAGAAGACGTAAAAAATCTAAAAAACTTAGAAAATCTAAAAAAGGTGGTAAAAGAAAACGTAGTAGAAAACGTAGTAGAAAACGTAGAAAATCACGTAAAAGTAGAAGACGTCGTAGAAAATCTAAAAAAGGCGGTAGAAGAAAAAGACGTAGAACTAAAAGAAGAACCGGAACTTTAAATACTTTAGCTAATCCTCCTCTGAGAGGCGGTTCTACCGTGTCATATGGTGCTGGTTTCCCAAAAAGCACTCCCTGGTCTTTAGGACCCGTAAGTATTCAAACAAACAAACCATCATGTTTTGATAATTATAGTCATGGGAAAAAATAATTATTTTATATAATAATATTTAGTTATTATATAATGTCAGGTTTCGTTCAAAAAGTTGTAGGAGCTCCATTCGATATTGTTGGCACAACAGCAAGAAAATTAAGTAATACTGTAAAAGGTGCCACTAAAGGAAAACTTGTTCTTGGTGGAAAAAGACGCAGAAGATCGCGTAGTAGAAGACGTAGAAAATCACGTAAAAGCAGAAAAAGTAGAAGACGTAGAAAATCACGTAAAAGCAGAAGACGTAGAAAGAGCAGAAGAGGCGGACGTAGAAAATCACGTAAAAGTAAAAGACGTAGAAAGAGCAGAAAATCGCGTAGAAGTCGTAGAAGAAGTAGAAGAAGACGCCGACGTTAAATTATTTTATAATATTTAAATAATTTCTAACTATATATTATATTATGGCATTTAGTCGTAGAAGAAGAACCCGAAGACGCCGATCACGCAAACAACGTGGTGGTGGATGTGCTTGCAATGCTTCCAAATTTGGTGGTGGTGGTAAAGCTAAAATGGGAGCAAAATCCAACCCTTTCTCAAGTAAAAGACGGGCTATGAAAAGTCGTAGAAAAGGTAAAGTTTACTTCAGAAAGAAAGGTAGAAAATACAGCATGAAAAAATAAATTTTTTATTTAATCATCATTTAAATTAAACATTAATTTTCCTTGTAACAATGGCTGATTCTTTGAATTAGCCTTTGTTGTTTTCCTTTTTCTACTATATGTAGTCCAATCATCTTTTTTAAACCCTTTTACATCTGTCTCCATTATTTTGAAATTTTGTTTATTATAAAACCTCCGTCTTTTTGTGTATTGTCTTTGAAACATTTCATGCGAATCTACTATATCTACTACTAATTTTTCTTTCCCTTTTTTCCTCAAAATTCTACCAACTGCTTGCGTTACATCTGTTTTTGGTGTCGCCATTATCAATGTTGTCAATGTTTTTATATCCAACCCTTCTTCCGCCATCGCATATGTTGCTATTACTACTTGTTTCCCTTCACTTATTTTTAAGTCTTCTTCTTTCATACCTCCCACATAATACCCTACTGTTGCCAATCCTCTATATTTTATAGCATCGTGTAAATATGTTAATAAATTCCTATTATGACCCAATATCATTATTTGACTTTCACACTTTTTATCATCTTTTAGTATCTTTTCAAGAACTGTTAATATAAAATCTCTTCGCGGATTAAATTCACATAATTTTTTTATCATTTTTGAATAATGCGTTTGACCCTTAAAATTCAGTTCTATTCTATTAAAATCTTCATCTACTACTTCATAATTTATTGTTTTAACACATACCTTTTCTTTCCCTTCTCTTTCCTTTTTTACAACTACCTCGCCTAGAAACATCTTTATTACTTTTGTTAATCCATCTTTCCTTTTCATTGTAGCACTTAATCCTAGCGTATATTTTGTTACTACTTTGAATAATGCTCTACTAAATACCTCTGCCCCGATATGGTGACAATTGCTAGTAACTGGGCCATCGATAAAATCCATTTGATTTTTTCCTGTTTTTGTTCCTAATACAAAATTATGATTATCTTCTACTTCAATATCATATACATACGGTTTTTTACATCTATTTGCTCCTTTATTTTTTAAATAACTTTTACCCGTTACTTTTAACAAACCATAATCTAAAAATTTATTATTCCATTCATAATTTTCTTCCCTGAAATCTATCTTGTAATCAATCGACCCATGAATATATGGAGATATCAATTCCAATAACTTTATTGTATTTTCTTTATTAAATCTTAAATAATAATATTTTCCTTTCGTTTTAGAAATAGTACAATCAATTCCATAGTGATTAAATTTTTTTACAAACTTTTCTTGGATTTCATAATCAAAATTATTTGAATGTATTGATATATAATTACTAATACTACCATCTTTTAATTTATGTTTATCAATACTACCGTCGTCCATATACCATATCGCAATTCCTCTTTCATCCAATTTATCTAATAACCAATCTGGCACATTTTTGGTATCTTTTGGTATTTCATCTTCCAAATCAAATATTTTTGTTTGAAAATTATAAGCGGGTTTTTGAGAATATCCATTTTTTTCTATATATGTTAACTCCTCAATACCAAACATATTTGCCTTCCATTCACAATATTCTTTTTGTTTTTCGCCATGTGTAAACCTCAACATATATCTATTTTTTTTGGTTATTGTTATGTTCCCATCGCCCAAATACGAACCATATACCACTTGTAATTGATCTTCATTTAAGGCTGGAGATATTATATTATCAATATGGTTTTCATCATATTTAGATATAATTAAATCTCCTTCGTTTAATTTATTCGCTTCTACATAACCTTTTGTTGTTAATATCTTATGCTCTGGTGTACAATTTATAACTCTTTTTGATAAATTTATTTTTATTAAATCTTCTCTTTCTTTTCTCCAAGCATAAGTCATTTTTTTATATTCAAATTGTTTTGTTTTCGTATTAAAACTTAATATTTTTGGTAGTTCTTCCTTATTTACCCATTTTTCATATAAACTACCTATTCTAACCGCACCTTTTTCCGTGTGAATATGTTGATTATAAGGAAAACACTCATCTACTATTGTTAATCCAAATTGATTAAACAATTTTATATCATAATCTTTCATACTTAAACTTTGAAGCATTCCTATTACTATATCCTTATCTTCAATATCTATTGTAGACCCTTGTAGTCTCCCTACTTTAGCATCTGGTAAAAATTGCTCTATTCGTTCTACCCACTGTCTTAATAGAAATTCTTTATGAACTACTATTATTGTTTTTACATTTAATTCCGCTATTATTTTTAAAGCACATACTGTCTTACCATATCCCGTAAATAATTCTAACAACCCCCCTCCATTTTTATGTGCGTGATTTACAAATTTTTCTACCGTCGGTTTTTGATGTTCTCTTAATTCTCCATTAAATTTCAAGTCTATCTTTTCACAATCTTCTATTTTACTCATTTCATACTTTCCGTATGTTTCTATTCCATAGTATCTTGGTATATAAAACTTCTTTTTTGATTCTCTATATAATGAAAATTCTACTGCCTTTGCCATCGAACTTTTAGGAACAAATGGTTTTACCATTAAATCTTTACGCAATGCCAGTTGTTCTTTTACTTCCATATTTTCTTTTTTTATAGAATACCCTTTTTGACCTAAATAAATTGCTACCTCGCTTTCGTTCATTGAATATAATATTATTTAATTTTTATATTGTTTATTCAATTTTAGCGAAAAGATATAATCTACTAATAAGTTATATGAAAGACTTATTAAAATCACAAACTCATCATTATGTTTTAGCTGGATTATTAGCATTATTCGTTGTTTTGGATATGAAAGTCCCCGATGATATAAAACCTCTTTTGAATTCACTCGTTGGTAAAGCTGCTGTTATTATTACTGCTTTAAGTCTATTATCTGTCAACGTTCTTGTTGGTATTTTAGCTGTCATCGCTTCATTTGAATTATTAAGACGTGCTGGAAGCCCTGTCAATATTCCTAATATTCCTAATTTTATCCCTGAATTAGCAAACCTAGGTCACAGCGGAGATGATGGGGACCTTGAACAACCTATCGCCGGCAATACTGGTGCTCCTCTACCTACCCTTGAAGAAAATGTTATTGATAATATGCTTCCTAGAACTGCTTCTGACGCTTTAGATAAAGCTCCTTTCAAACCAGTCCAAAATTGCGTTCATGCTGCTGGTAAATTGTAAATAAATTATTCTATATTTAAAATAATTTATTATTATCTATCCTGTTGTGCTTGTCTCCTGTCAAATAATCCTATTATAAATCCTACAAATTTATTAGGTATCTTGAAATATTGAAGTATTGCCAATACTATTAACGTCAATACTATTATTATGTATGTATGATACTTCAACCAAATTCCCAACCACCACATACCTGAGGGCATTCCTTCCTGCCATTTTTTTCTAATCCAACCAGCCCATTCTGCTTTATTTCCATCTTTATCTATTGTTGTTCCATCTTCATCAACAACCGGAGTACATATTGTCTCATATTCATCTCCGCTACTTTGGGACCCCGTTACACCTTTACTATTGTATAATACATCCTCCATCCTTGCATTTGGTGTGCTTACACTTTGAGGATTAATTTTCTTACTTAACATTGATAAATCTTCTGGACGTATCTCTACGGGATTTCTAAATATCACCATTGAATTACTTGATTTATTACACGTCCCTCCAAATACTGATTGTAATCCATTTTGACCTAAATAATAAAATCCTCCATCAGGCATTACCATTGATAAATTAAATTCACCCGATGGTGATGGTGATGCTTTACCATTGTTATGTGTTGGCACTCCCTTTAAATACAATGATTTAAACCAATCTATCGAACTACCCGATACATTATCATGCTTCGCTTTTGTCACTGGTATACATACCCATAAATTCTTTCCATTTCCCCTATGTTGTATTATTAATTCAGCATCAAATCTTTTATTATTCCAATTATTTAATGATTTATAATATAATCTTACCTCTGATATACTTAATCTACCTACTCCAGATATACTTATATCATTCGCTCCATCAAAACATCGTATATCTAAATATTTCTTTTTGTTTGTTATGCTACATGATGACTTTGTAGTATTAAATTTAAATTCATAATCACATAATAAACTACATTTATTATAACTTTTAGATGTATTTATATTTACAGTACCCTTACAACTCATAATTAATATATATTTATAATAAAAAAATATAGATTATTTATATATTATGATTGGTATCACCAAAAAAAGATTATATAAAATCAAAAAAATAAAAAATCAATCTAGAAAAATCCCTAAAAGGAAACACAAACGAAAAAGAAAAAAGAAACAAAATAAGAGTTTTAGGAGAAGAAGAAAGTACAATTTGAAAAATAAATCATTGAAAAAATATAAGGGCGGTGGCTTTTTTACATTCAGCGAAATGGTGGAAGGTACTTCGTCGGAAATAACAAAAGAACACAGAGCAAAATTAGATAGATTAAAAGAGTCTGCAAGAAATGGCAAAGAGGTAATTATTAAACAAATAATACCAGTAACACGTATTGGACCAGACCTATATGATATAAATGATATGTTTTTTCAGCTTAACGATACAACTGAAAAAATAGAACTAAAAAGCACTAAGAACACAACAAAATTAGGAGACAAACAAGAGAAAATGTTAAGAAATAAACTTCTTGGTCTGCAACTTAGAATTACACGCAAAAATATGGATACAATTACCAAACCTTTATATGAAGTATTAAATAGTATTTTATTAAAGCAATCATTAGCCAACTACACTGGAGCATTGCAAAAATATTTAAAAAATCCATTGTATAAAAAAGATGGACCTGATAATATCAGTGAAATTAAAAAAAAAAACCCTTTTCATGATATTGATTCCAATAATCATGGTTCACAAGAATTGAATAAACTTCTTATGACTAATAAATGGTATAAAACGGCTTTTACAAATCCTGAAGAAAATTATTCCGTTGAAACAATGACTACTGCTTCAGAAGTACCTGGTGTAATTGATAGTGGTTTAACTGTTTTACAACGATCGCAATCACCAATGGTTAATCCTACAGCCGCAATGGTGGTTCCACCCGGTGTAGCAAGTTCTATTCAACCAACGTCGCCACGACCAATACCGCCACCAGCACCACAAAAAGATGATAGTGAAACTGAAACAGATGGAGACAGTGAGGAGACTGAAACTGACGATGAAACCATTGTAGAAAATATTACATCAGCAACAGAAATTGCAGATATAGAAAAAGCTCTGGCAGTAGAAGAAGGCTTCTTTGATAATTACGATAAAAAATTTAGTTTTGACGATTTTGACGATGATCGCGCATTTGCTAGTTGGTTTAAAGAAGAAACCGAAGATGAAACCCCATCATTACTAACTAAAGACCAAATTGACACGGAGGTCCGCAATATAAAAACTGAAGCAATGGATAATATTTTTCAAAATATACAATCACCTGATGATGAAGTATACGTCACTAGGAACACAGATGACGAAATGCAGCAGAGCGTGGGTTTTAATATTATGAGTGTTTCAGATCAAGAGGGATTAGAACAAGAAATTCAGAAGGAGTTAGATACTAGTCTTGGGATTTTTGATAATATTCTAGGGAAATTACCAAAAGATAATACTGAACCATTGGAAGATCCTATCGGGGGAATAGGAGAACTTCCAAAAGCAAGGAGAAGCAGAACAGAAAGCTTAGAAATGAAAGAGGATGACGAAGATGTTGAGTGGCGAATAAGAGATGAAAGTTGTACGGCTGGTTGTAAAAAGTGTGTTGCTGGTGTATGTAAAGATGCGAAAAAGAAACTAGGTTCATTGGGTAAAAAGATGAAAGGAAAACTTAAAGACTATGCCGACGCCAGCAACGACCCTGATACTGGTATGCGTGCTAGATTAGGTAAAATAGCACCTAAAAAATATGTTAAATTGCCTCCAGCAGATAAACCAAATGTTTATTTCAAAGCTACCTTCCAAAATGATGATTGGAATTTGAAATTAGAAAAAGAAGGATTTGCCAAAGATGCTCGTTCTTGGTTGGCAAGAGTAGGAATTATGAGTGGTGGAAATATTACTGAAATTAAAAGTTATTAATTAATAATTAAATATTACTAATTAATTTATATTGAATTTGAATCCATATTTAAATAACAGCTAAAATTCCCTTTATGTTTTGATACATATACCGTTTCTATTTTTTCTTTGTATTCTATTAATACTAATATAATACTGTCTATTCTTGCTATTATTTCTGTTGAATTATCAGAACCATCATCATACGTTTTTTTCAAATTGTATAAACTAGCTATTAATTTTTGGCAATAATTCGATACATCATAACTAAATGACTTATATACATTTAATAAATCACTATCCGCTACACTATTTATTCTATCCAAAAATTTCGCAAATTTTGTAAAATCTTCTTCTAGATATTTATTTGTATTATTTCTATCTTCTCTATATAATTTTCTCCATGCTGTTTGTGAATAACCCATTACCCATCCTCTGCTAAATATTATATAGTTTCCATTTTTATCTTTCCCTATCTTATCTCCTTCTTGTATTTTTGTCAATTGCACGAATTTTATTTCAAATATTTTAAATTCTTTATTCAATTCTATTGGAAAAATATTTTCTTTATCATCTAAATTATCTACTATTGATTTTAACATACTTTATATACTATATAAATTATTATTTTTTAAATATTTTTACTTACAAATATGGAATATATTGAAACTGTGAATTATCATAAATTGTAATTTTAAACGTATCATTATATCCTTCAACATATATTGTTTCTCCATTCGTCAATTCATCGCATCCGTATTCACCAGTGCAAGACCTTCCATTGCTGCTTATAGGTAATTTTACTACATTATTTTTATCTGTCATGGTGTAATATTGCCATTTACTTCTATTTGAATATAATGGACGACCCATTAATGGTAATATCATTTCTTCGCCCGACATTCTTGTTAATATTCCTAGTTGTCTATATTCACCACCACCGCCTCTTGTTTTTATATTTATTGGCAATCCCTTTGAATGACAAGTTCTTAATTCTGGATGATATTCATTATTTTTTAATGGTGGCGCATGCATATCATTTAATACCGACTTATGTTCTGATTCATTTTTCATATAAATGTTATAATTTGTTTTATAATTATTATTTATTGTATATAAAACTCCTCCTATTATAGAAAATACTATTAATAAAAATAATAAAGTAGTATTTTCTATACAAAAAATTCCTGGCGGACATTTTTTTGGCATATATATTAATCCTTTATTTTTACTTTGCCATTAATCCTGAGAGGCTTCCGGAATTCATTTTCTCTAATAATGAACTCATTTTATTCATATCAGGTAAATCCATAGTTTCTAAAGCTTCTTTTGCTTGCATTATTTGTGGACCCATGCTTTGAATAGATTCTAATAATTTTTCTTGTGTGTCCACAAGTTGTCTTGTTGTATTACCCATATGTTCTAATCCGTTTTTTCCTCCTATTTTTCCCAATGTATTAAATGCTGTATCAAATGCGGCTCCATAATTTACATCTACTTCTGTCTTATCTCTTTTACTTTCATCTAATTTCTCTGGTTCACCTCTCTGTGTAAATCCTGATTTCTTTTTACATCCCTTTGGTTTTTTTTGTTTTCCACATTTTGTTCCCCAATCATCACATGTAAAACATAATCGACTTCCTTGTCCTTTCGGAACTGCCGTACTTTTTTTACACGTTTCATTTCTACCTTTTTTCATTTCTTGACATTTACCTTCTTGTATGTTATATAAAGTTGTTGATTTTGAACTTCTCACTGTATCCTTTTTGCCTGCTCTTGATGTTTGACCTTCCTTAAATCCTTCCCGACCATTTAATGCTGAAGCACATACTTTACAATTTCCAAAAAACATTGCTGTCACCAATATTATTATCATATTTTTTGAAAAATAGCTCATTACAAATCCTGATGCCATAAACAATGCTAAAGCATCGAAATCATTCGCTTCTATATATCCTAAAATATTCCCTACCGATACTATCAATACTAAATATAATACATACTTATTCGTCAATGCGTTCTTTATAAATTTCGGTGAATTACTTACTAATTTTTTTACCATTTATATATTATAATGGTAGAAAAATAACATATCTAATTAACTAGTATTTTTATGAACATTTTATATTATCAAAACACGTTTTACAGTTTGTTTTACATCCTGCGCCTTTACATCCACCATCTTTTTTACTTTGTTCGCTATGTTCTACGCAATTTCCTTCTTTATTTTTCCAGTATTTTGAATTCTTTTTCTTTCTTCCTGATTTATCCTTTGCACCTTCCTTAAATCCTTCTACATTGAAATTTATATAATCAGTTATATAATCCGCACATACCTTACAATTTGCTAGATTTAATGCTACTAATGTATTTACTGTCATATTTTTTGAAAAATAACTCATTACTATTTGTGCAATTATATATAAAGCTAAAGCATTGTAATTTTGTATTTGGATATATCCCAATATGTTAATTATTGAAATTATTAATACAATATACAATACATATTTATTTGATAACAATTTCTGAACTATTTTTGGACTTTTATTTATTAACTTTTTTACCATTATTTATAATATAATGTTAAAAAATTATTTTTTATCTTTTTTCATTCCTGTTGGCATTAATCCTGCTAATCCACCACCATTCATCTTTGACAACATTGAACTCATTTTTTCCATATCTGGTAAATTCATATTATCTAAGGTGCTTTTCGCACTTTCTAATACTGGTGCCATATTATTTAAAGATTCCATTAAATTCTTTTGTTGACCTACCAATTTTTGTGTCTCCGCTGTTAAACCTTGCATTCCTTTTTTCCCTAACATTTTGTCTAAATTATTATATGCCATTTCTAAAGTTGCCGAATAATCCAATCTTTCTCCTGGAGAATAATCTTCATCACCATCTTTATCATTTTCGTCTAATGCTGCTGGTGCTGAACGTTGTTGTCCGCTACCTTTGAATTTTTCGATTGCATTTTTACATTTATCATCACTAAAACACTTTTCTCCAGTACATTTTGGGTTTAGATTACATTTTCCACCCGCTAATTCATATATTTTTTTCTCTTCGTCTTTGCCTTCTTTCATACCTTCTGCGAAACCTTCTCTGTTCGATACTCCAAACATACCCAAAACATTACTAGTTACGTCTAAACATACTTTACAATTTCCTAAAAACATTGCTACTAATAAATTTACTATCATGTTTTTTGAAAAATAACTCATTACTACTACACCGGCCATATATAATGCTAAAGCGTCCCAACTTCCCATCTGAATATATCCTATTACATGACCTACCGAAAATAACAATACAGCATATAACACGTATTTATTTGACAATGCTTGTTGCACTACTTTTGGTGATTTGTTAATAATCTTTTTTACCATTTTATATATAAATTATATATAAAATATTATTAATTTTTTAGTTTTTATTAAATTTACATGATTCAAATTTACCATCTTTCATTACAGTTTCAAATGTATATCCGTCAGCTTTTGCTGCTTTACACATTTTTTCATCTGTTGCCGCTTTTGCTGCGTCTGCCGCTGCTTTCGCCAATGCGTCTGCTTTTGCTTTATCAGCCGGGTTTCCAGAATTTGCTGCTTCTTTCATTGCTTCTAATGCTGCTTTTGTTGCTGATGCTGAAGCATCATCCGCGTGTTCTCCTGCACCTTTCATTGCTTCTACAAATGTTTCTTTTACTCTTCCGCAACCCCATAAAAAGTTAGCAGCGAAAAGACCACCTAAAATAGCACACGTTTGGTTTTTACACAAATGGTTCACTCCGGCATAGGCTACCGAAAATACCAACAGACATTCATATGCACCTGTTGTCAAATAACCGATTATATTCATTGTTGCTAAAAATAACATTGCATAGCATAAGATTTTGTTATTGAAAATACCTGGGACTTTCATTTATACAATATAACCATAAAAAAAATTATTTAATATTTAATCCCTTATTAAATATTAATTCCTAAAAGTTATTATTTTTTATTCTTTGCTGTTTTCTTTCTTCTTCTCTTTTTCCTTGACTTCTTACCTTTTCTTTTTCTATTTTTTTTCACTGATTTTAAACGCTGAGTTTTTAATTTAGAGCGTAATGTTCTTCTTCTTGGTATTTTCATTCCGTATCTAAAACCTCCTTTATGTCTAGATGATTTT